ACTAGGAACAGTTGATTTCATCCATGCAGGTCGGCCAATACAAGGAATGATGTCGTCATCAATCATCAGTAGCCACTTTGCGTCAGTCTCAAGGAACTTTTGCGCTATCTTATTGCGAGAATGATAGATCATCGCATCGCCAATCGACATATCAAAGCGAATCTTGTCCTTTCCGAAGTCAAGTGCCATCGCAATCAAAGCAAATGCCGTGACTGGATTGGTAGTTTTGTAGCAAGGGAAGCCAACAAAGATGTCTCTGCCTGCAAACTCGCAACGATATGAAGGCATACCATCTTGATTGCGGGATTCAATGACAGGATTATTGTATTCTTCCTCCTCTTTTACTTCTACCTTTGGCTTCCTCCCACGCTTTTGCGCTTTAGGCTCCTCTGGAACTTCTATTTTCTTCACTTCTGGCTCCTTCTTTTCCACAGGATCATCGTAATGCGAGAAATCCCGCTTCGGGCCTTTAGGAATATGCTGATTTAGAGGCTTGCTTGACCTTCCTTGCCGTGCAAACGGATCAGTTGAATCAAGCGCATTTAATGTAATCTTCTCGTCTGGAGATACTTTTACTTCCATATGTTGTATTTATTATTAGTTTATACAAAAATGTAATAACTTTTGTATAACTATAGTATCGTTTATCAATACTTACGCGCCAAGAGCTTCATCCAAACCAAGATCAATAGCGTCAGCGGCATTCATCTTGATACGATCACTAATACTAGATGGTTTGTTGACGGACTGATTGGAGATCGTTTGCCTTGGCATCTTACTTGATGACTTCAAAGCATTATTCTCGGCAGTCAGTTTCTTGACCTGTTCTAGCAATGCGTTCTTTTGCGTTTGCTCGGTGCGTAGTTGATCTGAAAGCACATGACTGAATACTGCGGCAGCGGCAATGTTCGTGCGATCCTTGGCAGTTGTAGGCCAAAGGGCAGCTTCAAACTTTGTCGCTAACTCTGCAACACGAGCATTGTGAGCTTGCACTTGCTGGATTTGCTCTGGAGTCGCATTGGCTGGTGCTTCTGCATACCTAGCCCAAGGTAACTCTTTTGTGATGTTATCAAGCTCTTGGTCAATCTCGGTAACAGTTTTCTCATACCACTGACCCTTCTCTTGCTCGCGCTCTTGAAGAATCTTGTCAGCGTTTTCAGCAGCATATTGGATTTCCTGTTCTTGCTTCTCACGAAGATCAGCAACATCAACAAGATTGCGCTTCAGCTTTTCAGCATCAGTAAATGGAAGATTGCCAAATGCTGGATTCTTCCAGAACTCGTCATTGATCTTATCTGGGCCACCAGCTTTCTCAATGCTAGCAATAACTTCATCAGACGCTCCGTGCTTGCGAAGGATGCCATAGACATTGTTCTTCGCAGTCTCGATTGGTTGAGAATATTTCGACTGGAACTCTGGATCGTTCTTGATGTCGAAAATCTGACGGAACTTCTTTAGTTCTTCGTAGTCTTGCGGCGTTTGGGCTGGGGCTTGCTCAAGCTGCGCGATCCTTTCACGGAGGGCTTCCGCTTCTTCGGCTTGCTTTTTGTAGGTGCTTGCAGTTTCTTGGAGCTTACGCCAGTTACTTTGGTTCTTTTCCGAAAGATTTCGGGGTTGTTCAATAGCCGCGATTTCAGGGTCGATTTCGACTTGGGGTTTCGCTTGCTCCAGTTGTCCAGCGTCAACTTGATCTGGGACATTTCCCTCTTCAGTTTTGGTTTCCAAAACAGGCTCCACATCATTTTGAAGTAGATTTTGTTCAGGAACATCACTATTGCTTGTTTCAATTTCATTGCTTGGTTCTTCTTGTTGTTTAATTACCTCATCAAGCAAGCTATCAATTTGCTGCTCTGTAGAGTCATCAATCTTGTCCGAATCAAGTGATGGGTTTCCGAATCCAGTAACATCGGATTCGACAATGTTTTCGTCGGTATCTGCCATATTTATTTTTTGGTTGGTTGGTTGGTTGATTGATTTATTAGATAAATGATTTTATCTAAAATTTATTTCTTACGCATGGATTTTGCACCTTTGCATTTCCACTTCTTGCGTGAAAGATTGTTTGGTGAATTAGGGTCTTTCTTCCAATCACCTTTAATCTTCAAGGAACGAGCGCAATACGCATCGCCTTTTTTTGTGCCGGGACGAATGCGATCCTTGCCATCTGCTGCTTTACCTGCTTGACCATACTTAACTGTGCGAGTGCGGCCAGTCGCTTTATTAACCACGATCTTTGTAAACCGCTTTTTGATCGTTGCCATAATTATTTTTTAGAAGTTTTGGCAGACTTCTTAAATGCTTTCGCTGTTGGTGCGCCTTTGCTTCCGGGCTTCCTCATTTTCTCGCCACTACCAGCCTCAATGCGCTCGCGTTTAGCATGAATATTAGCCCAGAGACCTTGTTGTTTAGTTCTTGCCATAATAATTATTTTTGAAATTGCTTTGCAGATTTAATCTGCTCATCAGTTGGTGACGGAACATAATCTCCAGTTGCAATCCGTGAAGCAATTGTTTGTTTTAACATTTCTGGATTATTTGCGTATGCTCCTAGCGATTTCGCCCACTCTGTTTGTTCTGGAGTAATAGCAAATGTTGCCTTCCACTTGCTTTCATCCATATTGTGTCTGATTCTCTCATTCTGAATCAAGGATTCTTTTGCTTCTGGAGTTTTAAGATTAGGGCTATAATCATTTACTGCAACAACCCTTGGTTCTTTTGGGTCACTTCCATTCAATCCGCCTCCCCAAGCCATTCCAGCAACATTAGGATTTGCTTTGAAATAATCATCAAGCCCTAAATCTTTAGCAGGAACAACTGGATATTTTTGGGTTGAATGACCTCCCATAATTACATCGTTGTGAATCCGCCATTAGAAGCATCGTCTTCATTTGTCTTGGAAGAAACAATACTATCAATTTCTTTCAAGACTCGCTCGTATCCCTCTTTGTATTTTGCCTGCAAAGCAACCTCTTCGATTGTCTTTCCATCACAAAGTGGAACCATTGATTGCAAATATGCTCGTAGCTTATAGCCACTCTTTTGTGAGTAGTCTCTAAACTTGGCTGAGTCTTCACTCGTCCAATTCATTTATTATTTATTTTTTGTATTATCAACAGTCGCGGCAGGAGAGGCATCGCGGCCAGTAAAGTTCTGGCTCAATGCTCCCTTAGCGGAGTTGTAAAGATCACGAGCAAGACTGCGAAGCATCTCTTGATCGTTAGCATTAGCTTTCTGAGAATAGAATTTATCGTATGCTTGAGGCTCGTAAGGAGTGTCAAGTTTAGCAGGTTGGCTAGGCATAGCCGCGCCAGCTTCATTCTTTCGCATTTCTGTAGGTGATCCGCCCATATTTTTATTAGTTATATGTTATTTTGTTATTGTGCAAATGTTTTATCCTGCCGTTGGAGGCTTTGGAGGGTTAGCTACATCATTAACCATTCCAAATTGTGTAGGAACTTCGCCTTCAAGTTTTCCAAACTCGCGTGATTGACCAAGTGCAACACGGCCAGTGCGCCCACCTGCTGCTGGAGATGGTGCGCCACCTGCGGCTGCTGGCATTAAGTCTGGTGGAGGAGGAACACCATATCCTGCGGTAAGATGACTGAATGCTTGCTCTGCGGCAGAACGAAACTCTGCCAATTGTTTATTATCTGCTCCCTTGGCTTGAGCTTGCATGATGTGTCCCATAAAATGCTCCAACGCTTTGTTCAGCGGTTGAACCATCTCTGGAGGCAATGAACCAGCGGGAGCGTTTTCGATGAGTGGCATTAGCTTTTGAGCCATGACACTCAAATGAACCATGTCATTATCTCGCGGAGAGACTGGAACCTCTTGACCAGCGATGATGGATTGAAGCTCGATAATCTGCTGGCGGGTTGCTTCGATAGCCAGAGACTCAACTTGGTCTTTTGGAAGAATTACACTATTCGCAATACTCTCACCAAGTTTACGACTCCAATCCAACTTGAGCAATTCGTCTTGATTGACATTAGGATTGCCCATGTATCGTTGGATCATCATGTCAAGAATCTGATCGTTCTGAGCTTGGGTATCTGGCAACAACTCTTCAGCAGGGCTATATGCCATGAGAAGAATATCCGAAGGAGGAAGATTGCGCTCAAGCATATTAAGACAACAAGCAATCGCCTCCTCATCCAAATGATCTGGAACTTGGAATGGAACCATGAACGATGGCAATTCCATGACGCTACGATCAAACGCATCGACAACATCAGCCCTAGCCCAAACAGCGTTAGGAACCATCTGACGAGCGATGTCTAGCTTTGTCTTCAACTCAGCTGCAGCTTTGATATGTTCTGGATGGCAGATGCCTCGTTGCATACGCTCAACTGCTTTGCTGTATTGCTTGGTAAACCGCATCAAGATTCCTTCGCGGATTTGATTCTCGATAGCCGCCACTCTGTTAATCTCAGAAGCAGTAACTTTCTGGTCGCGCATTCCAAGAGCAGAGCTTGGAAGGAATGTGCCAATCTGGATTTCAGCAAGCCCAGAAATGAAGCGATCCAAGTTCAAGAAGTCATTCACATTCGCAGGCATATTCTGCGGAATCACTTCATATCCCTCCGCGATATAAGCGACAGGATGATGGACAGTCAGTGGAGTAGCACCAGCCTTGGCATTCGGGCCTTTCTTGAGGAGCAACATTCCAGAAAGATAGGAATTATCCACAACAAGGTTGCGAGCCTTCTCAACAGCAATATGAGTATTGTAAAGATCACGCCCAGCACCACGGGAACTCATCAATGCACCACTACCAATCTCAACAGAAAACAACGCGAGGCATTCGCTCATTTTGCTGTAACGATCAATCTGTGTGCAAATCTCGTCGCCAGATTTGTCGTCAAAAAGGAAACGGCTAATCTTACCATTAGGCTCACGAACCAAAAGCTCGCCCAGCTCGACATACTTCGCATCGTTCTCGTAGCTTGCTCCGTAGCTTCCTTCACGAATCCAGTCTTCGTATCGGCGAGCATCGTCATCAGCATCAAGCGTGCGTCCAGCGGGGATAGCGTTGTTGATTGCTTTAACGAGATTCTTGATGTGCCAACCCGCCATTGCGGACATCTGTGGGTCTTCAAGAACTGGCAACAACTCTGCGATTTGATAGCGGCGTTTCCGCGCCCAGATTGGAGTTGCCTCGGTTTCTTGCGGTGTCTCGATGGAAAAGAATGTGTAGTCTTGGCGAAGGAACTCTGGCTTCCAATCACGAAGATCATCCCAGCACAATGCACAGAATCCAAAGGTGGTATTTTCGTGAACAACTTGGGCAACGATGTCGTCATGTCCCTTCCATCCACGGATACATTTTGTAATCTCTTCGCGGAAAATCTTGGTCTTATTTTCAGAGTCAACCCCTTCAACTGGATACTTTGTGTATGTCAGCGTAGGAGCTTGCTCAATGACTTGTTTGAATGGAGGCTGGATACGGCTAACCATCGTGGACAAGAATCCTGTAGGACGATTGCTGCGCCAGTTTTGCCCCATGCTTTCGAGCTTCTTCGCGCTATATGGAGGCTCGTTGTTGAGCTTCTTTTGAATCAGTTGATTCTTGCGGTTACGCTCAACATTTTGTTGCTTCAAGCGGCGATAGGCAGAGTGAGCTTGAGCAGCATCTTTGAATGTGCGACGAACTTGTAGCGTCTTTGGATCAACAGTATCTCCATTGCTAGTAGGAGAAGGATCAACAACATCAAGGTTTAGCTTCCTTGGTTTGCTTTGATCTGAAATGCGCGGAGCCTTGTTAGCGTAAGTATCGGTAACAATTGCGGGTAGCGGTTTTAAAACATCTGCCATAATTATTTATTATTCAACCAGCAAAATTCTGGCAAATCATTTGATTCGGATAGCTTGTCTTTGTCAAAGAAAATCGCAGTTCGGTTATCATGTCGCAATAACTTACATCCACCTAGAACTGCGGAGGATTTTGTATCCCTAGCATTTCTAATGCTTGCACAGATACGATCAGTTGCCGCAACGCATGAAGAACATCCTCCGCGCCAGTTTATGTTATTCGGACATTGCCTACAAATCTTAGCTCGTTGTTCAGCCAATTCATCGCTAACAAGTTGAGTTCTTTCATTGGAATGCAATATGTTCCTAGCCCAAGTCGAGATGTCATTCATCAACTCACTACGACCTGTAGGACTCGTTACACTCGTTACAACAACCATGTCAACGCCATGACAAAAGTGAGGCCAATTGCCACAAATATAGTTAGTTACATCTCCCTCAACATCGCCTAACGGAATATGGTTTTCTGCGCGATAATTCGTTACATTTTCGAGCAGGTTTTTGTAACTGCTGCCAGTAATCTTAACATCACTCTCCATGTAGTGATGTCCTCCGGGCGGTATAATTCCAACTATCGGTTTAGGCATATCTATTCAGAAAAATCTACATATTCCATTTTTTCAATTCCTTGCAAGGCTTTTGTTCTAGTCGGCAACTCTGGCTTCGCATCGGTCATCGTCGCAATTGCGCCTCCTCGTTGTCTCAAAAGAAACACAAGCAAGGAAAGCGAATCTAATGCGTCTGGTGAATGTTGCCGTGTGCGCTTGCAGTAATCTCCTTTACTTTCCACGCGAACTAGACCTTGGCCTTTCTGTTTGTAGCGTCTCGCAGTAGCTTGGCGCACCAACTCTTCGCTACGGAACCCCGGCGAGATTTTTAGATACTCAAACTCAAGATACTTTGCTAGACCGAAGATTAATTCAGTCACTACACCAGAATAAAGTTGCGATGCTGGCAAGGAATCGTCGCCAAGGATGTGAGTATCCGTAGCGGCAGTTGAGTAGTTGACGCCAAGCACATCTCCCCATACAGAGCAAAGCGAGTCATGGATGCCAGCGCCATTACCAGTTCGGTCAACGCATACCCAGTTCGGAGCAATACGCATATTCTTACAGAACTTGATAATGTTATTCGCTTGCTCCAATGTTGCGGCCTTTGGAAATGGAATCTGTGAGTCAAGCTGTAAGACAACCTTTGGCTTCTTGTAATCAACAAATCTTCCACTCATTGGCGTATAGCCGTCAGAAAGCCCAAATCTGCCGTAAGAACAGATTACTTGGTCATTGCCCTCCAAAGCCAAGTCGAACGCACACAGAGGCACTACAGGCCCAACAAAGCGGGTAATTCCCATGGCATTGTCCATCATTGCTGGCGTCATTATCGCCATGGACACACCTTCCTGCGGGAACCAACCCCTAGCCATGGTGTAATATTCCGCTGTCTTACCTTTGGATTCGTAGGCTTGATAGCCTTCGTGAGTCTGAAGACCGGGGAATACGATCTTCTTCTCAATCACATTCTCGCATCTAGCGGCATCCAATCGCAAGATATGCCAACCATCTCGACTCTTCCATTCCAAGTCATCCTCGCAGTCAATAGACCCCCAGCCTGCTGTTGGCTCACAACGCTTGCCAAACTCACTAGTCCTATCTTTCGGGTTACTTGCCGCAAATATCTTGATTCGTCCTTTTGCGCCTTCCGTATCCGCCGCTGACAAGATGTTCTGCAAGCCTTCCCAGACTCCAGCAGGGACTTCTTCCGCCTCGTCCAGCACAACATGAGTCCTAGACATCCTGCCCCATTTGGGATGTGGCTTGCCTGCTCTTGGGCTAGGGTGGAAACCACGCAATGTTCCCGTTCCACTATCGCCCCTTGGAACAGCAACTAGGTGAATGCCATTCTTATTGTCACTATTTGCTTGGATACTTTTTACAAGTGTCTCACTTCCTTCAAATTCTGGTCTAACCAATGCGGTAGTATAGAACTTCTTAATAGCTGCAAATACATTTCGTTGTGCGTGTTCTGCTGTCAATGACACAACTTTAATACAAGTATAGTGAGGATCGCGCATCCAATCCAACAAGAACCATGCCGCCGCACCGAAAGTTTTACCCATCGCGCCTGCACCTTGGATAAGCAACTTGTCGTGATCGAACAAGCATCTCCATGTGTTTTGGCTGGACATTGGCCTCCAATCATAGACCTGCGGACCCCAGAGAATCGTTGCCGCTGCTTCAAACTGGTCTGCATCTAGTAAACTCTGGACATAAGACTGGACAACTTCTTTTGACTTCGGAATGTCCAACTCGACCTTACCTTTAACAATTCCAGCGTTAAGAATGATATGCTTTGCCGCATAGACAATTCCTACATCTTCATCCTTGTCAGCCTCTTCTCTAATCTCCTCGGCTAACTTAATAACCCTATTAACGCTTCCGCCAATCATGTCAACTCTGGCAAATTCCTTTCGCGCTTAAATCGAAGCAATACATTCCAAACTTGTTCCAGCGTATCGGAGCAACCCTTGACTCTACGATTCACTTGTTTTCCATCATCGTCGTATCCTTCAACATTAAAATCCTTAAACTCTCCAGTATCATATCGCAACTTGCGTCTAATTTCTTCTTCCAAGTCGTTAATGACTAGCAACGCATCCAATCCATGGAGAGCATAGGCATGGTCGTCTTGGTCTTCAGGCAGATTAAATTCAAGTATTGCTTTCATATTCAATATAATATAGTATAATACAATAAATAATAACACCAACAACAATATAATTCATGGTTCTTCTGGCGGAATCCTGAAATGGAATTTACGAGGTATCGGCAATTCTCCAATAGGAGGTCTAAATACAGAAATCAAATGACCACAAAACTTAACAATATCAATCTTAGCATCATTCTTTATTATGTAATTTGAAAAATCAACACAGTATTGTATTCTATTTTCAAGAACTGCGTTTTCAAATTTCAACTGATCTATTTTTTTATTTTTCATATATTCATGGATAATTCTTTACTGAGGAAAACAAGCCATTGCCTTCAGCATACCAGCCTTCGCCTTCATAAACATCCAGCACATCGTTAAAATACTTCTCATACATCGGCGCAACTTTCTCCAGACTGAAGTTCATGCCCCATTTCCTGCAATCTTTCGGATCAATCTCATCAATATTATTGATCGCATCCACAAAGTCACCCATCGTCCGACACCGAAAACCTGTGATACCATGGAGGTTGTTTTCTGTGAATGATCCCCAATCTGTAGTAATCGTTGGCGTTCCACATAGCAGATTCTCAACCTGAACACCTCCGAATGGCTCAATATACTGGCTAGGAACGAAACTAGCCTTTGCATTAGCCATTAGCTTTTTTCTCTTCTCCACATCAGCATAGCCAACATATTCCACATGGTCTGGCAATTTATAGCCTTCTTCTTTCTGCCCTGCGATGACTAGCTTCACTCCTGCCCTCTCTGTGGCTTGGATCGCTATATCAACACCTTTTCCACTGTAAACCCTGCCCAGATACAGAAAGTAATCTTCCTTGTGAGGATTAAACTCGAAATCCTCTACATCGAAATAATTCGGAATGACAACATCATACCAGTCTTGCCGACAATTCCCAACAGCCTGTAAGCCGTAATATGCATGGTAAATCGCGTAACTCTCCCAGACTTTCCATCTCGCCCAATGCCCACCCGCATACCCAATGCCCGGCTCAACGCAAATCATGTCTGGATGCGCGTCACAAATCGGCCTCACTCCACTACCCCAGAAAGGCAGAATAAAATCATGCTTCAATTTCCTTTTCCCTACCTCTTCAATCGCATTCTTGAAAAAGGTCTTATATGCGTGGTCCTGCATATTGAACTTGAAGAATGTCTTTCTCCAATCATGCGAACCATAAGACTTTTTAAAGTCATCGTTCGTCAGAACTGGCACATTCTCCGTGCAGACTAAATCCGAATCCTCATGGCCGTAGTGAATCACTTCATGGCCTCGTTCGACCATCATCTTGCCAAACTTCACAACCTTCTGAGTATATGCACAGGCATTGAACTCTTTTGAAGTTACTGTGTGCGGAAGCGAAAGCGCGTGAAATCTCATATATTTATTTTCCTAAAATCTTTTCCCCTTCTGTATACCCTCCCCGATAAATCTCAACTCCATTTTCCTTTACTACAAACATCGACGGCTTTGTTGAATGATCCCAATATGAGGAAAATCTTTTATCCTGCATCCTCACCAACTTTATTCCGAAGTCTTGCGCTAGCGTTATGCTCGTGATGTCCCTGTCGTAAATATCACGATAAATCACAGTCTTGATTCCATAGGATGCAATAGAACGCAAACAATCATTGCACGGCAACAATGTCACAGCAATTGTCGAACATTCATCGGGCTTCACATATCTCAAAGCATTTTGCTCGGCGTGGACGATGTAGAGCCTCCGCTTATCTCGATCAACCCAATCCTCACGCATTCCTGCTGGGAATCCGTTGTAGCCAATCCCTGCCACTGTATTATCATGTCGAAGCAAACAAGCTCCAACTTGACGCCATGGGTCTTTGCTTTTCTTCGCGGCTATCGTTGCCAATTCTAACGCATATTCGTTCCAGTTCATTTCGCCATCTCTGCCGATTTATTTATTCAATGCAATTCAATTCGCCATCTCTGCCGATTAAAGTTCAAACGCCCTCAACTCGCCGGGAATGTCGTCGGGGAATCTAATGCCGTCGATTTGCGCCTTGTGAAACTCTTCTATTTCTATCGCGTCTTTTAACTCGTCGCGGAGGAATGCAAGTGCGGTCTCGTATTTGTCGAAAATAGCACGCTCCGTTTCGTGCAAATATCCCATATGCTCGACAATGAAAACAGGCGACTTGCCATAGCTCCACTTAGTCTCAATCGTCCAGTGGCAATCCATGTCCTTGTGATGGTCTCCTGCTATCAATGCATGATATTTCTCCGCAAGTTCGGTGATTTGCTTCTCAGTCTTCATCTTCATCGGGATGGAATGGATTCTCGTTTTCCAGCTTGTTGAATGCGTGCGCCAGCTCGTGGTGGAAATGCTCTTCCGTAAAGTCGCCCTGATTCAATTTGAAGATGCAAGCGGACACTATTCGCAAAAGCCGTGTGTAGGCGAAAGCCGTTGCCAACATTGCCTGAGTTGCCTGCCCGTAGTCGGCGAACATTGGCGCCCCATCGTCACCGATTTCTTCGCTCCCATTGTTTTCCAGCAAAGCCAACAGCCATCCGGCGAAAAGGTCGAGACTGTGAACGAACTCATTCGGGTTGATGCTGTCTGTTGGTTCGGCGTGTTGGCTTTCCATGTCTGCCTGTCCATCGGCAAACCCTTCCCAATAGTCTTGCGATTTGTCACTCATTGGCATGATTCGCACTCTTCATCTTCCATATTGCAAGCGCGAGGAACGATCTCGTTGAAATCGTCATCAGGTTCTTTCTCTGCCTTGACTTCGCTCCCGTGGTCCTTGTCTGCTCGTTGGATTGCGGCAGCGTCAGAATAGCTTTTCCCATATCTGATCGAAAGCTTCGAGGTATTCGCGGCGATTGCGCTTTCAATGTCAACCCCGATGGAGTCCAGCATGCCGGCAATGTAAAACAGCAAGTCGCCGCATTCTTCGACAATGTTGGCAATGTCTAACTGCTTGCGGTAAATAGTGGCCTTTTTCACTGCATCGAGTAACTCGCCAGCTTCTCCACTGATTCCCACGGCCATATGCAAGCGGTGACAATCTTCGGGAGTTAGTTCTTCGGCTATGACTGATCCAGCCTTGCAAAGTTTGCGAACGAATTCGCGGTGCGTTTCGTATTTCATAGGCTCCCCCATTATCATGGTTTTTTCCGTCCGCAATCTGTTTTTTCAGCTAGGAAAAGCTCCAGCGTGCGAATCCCCTTTTCTAACTCATCAATCGCCTCCTCCCGGCTCCTTAGTGCTTCCAGTAGCGTCTTGATGAAAAGGGCGGAGTTTTCAGCGGTTGGGTTCTTTTCGTATGCGTGAGATAAAATCTCTAACTCGGTCTTAGTTTTTCGGGACATAGGGCGGTGAATAGTGGCGGGAAATTGCGCGAAGTCAATCACGGGCTTCCTGCGCTCTGCAATGGCATTGCATGGGGAGTTTTACCTATCGGGAAAAAATAGGCTATCCCGTGAAAGGTTCGGCGAGATTATTACCTAACGGGAAAACCTGCGCTGAGATTGTGTCTCGTTATCTATTCAGATTCTACAATCTCGGCCTCGATTGGTTCGGCATCTTGAATCCTTGCAATCGGTGCAGCGAGTTCTTTCAGCGAGTCCCTAGTGTCTCGATCTGGAACGGCGAAGCTAATCTTGAAGTTAGTGTTGCCAGTTTGCTCAATCTCTACTTTGTCGCCGTATTTCTTCGGTGCCAGCTTGGACGCATACCATTTCAGCGCATCCATGCGGAGCCTACCAATCGGCGCATCATGTGAGTTCATGGCTTCATCTAGAACCCTGTTGGCCAGAGTGTCGGCTTGTCTCGCTCTCGCACGAGCGTAGTTTTCGGCGAAGTCTGGAAAAGCATCTTGCCAATCGTAGACTGTGGAGATGTGAGGCATCTCTGGGAGTGTGCAGATTTGTGTGAGGGTTAACCCTGCTTCTAGCATCTTGCAAATTTCCTTAGCTGTTTCGGGCGCATATTCAACTGGAATCTTTTCTGTCATGGTTTCTATGGGTAACTGAAAAAAAGTGCTTGCCAAGTCCTTTTTTCTGTGGCTACCCTCAGCCGCAACGCGGATGCAATATGATTGAAATCATATTTTCCCGTCAGTTGCTTGCAATGAATGGACTGAATGTATTCGCCATCTAATCGGGATTAGTTGGCATGATAATTAATTCGCGAAGTTATCAGATTGGCATGGAAAATGTATCTGGCAAATTGCTGGCAACATTCCCCTGCCTCTTACGGGCGGGAAGTTGCAAAATCTGATTTTTCTTTTGGTCTCTCAAAATGTTTTTTTCAGATTTTTTGAGAAATTTATTCGCCCGCAAACCCGCATGGGATGCGGTTCCGTGGGCTAGTCAATAAAATAAATGCGTGCGAGAGAAAATATTTTTTCACTTTTTTCTTGGTGTTCGCGAGAGTCTGCGCGAGTCTCTTTTCAGTGAACGACGCAACCCGCGACGCTCCGAAAAACCAAATAGAAACCAAATCAAAATGAAATACCTTCCAACTCTCGATCTCTGGAACAACGCAACTCAGCAAGCCGTTTTGACTGGCCAAATCAAACTCCAATGTGGCCAATGGGTGAAGTGCGGAAATTCAAAACCTTCCCGCTTCGTGAAAACCACAGGCCGCTCTCTGTGGGTTGCTCATCCACAGGGAACTCCAGCAGCAACACGGGAAAGATTCCTGAATCTTGTTTCATTTGCTTCCCGCTAATCTCAACCAAAACCAAATAGAAAAACCAAACAAATGAAAACCACATTGTCCACTACTGAAGCTGCTGAAATTCTAATCTCCGACACCTGCGCCAATTGGAGCCGTGCCGGGGCGTTTGCCCTTGTTGAATATCTCGAAGAACTCGAAGATTCGACGGGCGAGGAAATGGAATTTGATCGGGTCTCTATTCGATGCGATTTCTCCGAATATGATTCTCCTCAGGAAGCCGCTGAAGATTACGGCTGGAAGCCTGATTCCCATATCGAGGAGGATGGTTCCGAATGTGATGCGGACGCTTTGCAATGGCTGGAAAGCCGAACAAGCGTTATCGAGTTCGGCGGCGGCGTGATCATTCAAAATTTCTAATCCATGCGAACCTTTTTAATTCACAAGCAAAAACCATTTCAAACCATGCAAACCTTACCAGCCTCATCAATCGAGTTTTTGCCAGTCGGCGAGATTGTCGATCTTTATGACTTGGGAAGTCTTTCGGAATTTGAATTTGTGAACCTGCTAGAAAGGCGTTGGACATTTCTAGATAAGAAAACAAGAACCTGCACAAGTGCAGATTCCTCTTGGAATGATTTCCAGCTTTGGAAATCTGAGACGCGCGAAATTAACGAAATCCTAGAAAAACTTCCTGTCTAATAATATGCAAACTTTAGAAACCATTTACACATTTCACACGCGCAATTTTTGCGTTAAAGTTGAAGCGCTGCCCGAATATGATCCAGATTTGTCTTTTGATGAGTCAGGAGAAACGGCGGAAATGATAGAACGCGGGGATTGGCTCTGTTTTTCCGTTCGCGCTTCTCTTTCTTTCCGCGAGTCAGACATTGCGGAGGATTATTTAGGGAATTGCATTTACGAAAACTTCCATGATTTCCGCGACAATATCGGAAGCAAAAACGGATCTTATTTTTCCGACATGGTGCGCCAAGTGATAAGAGAAGGGCGCGAAAACATGAAAAACATTCCAACTCTTCGCAAATAATGAAATCATTTAATTCCAACCGCCTCCGCAATCATTTCCGTGATGCAATGCAGGAAGGTCTTGCGCCAATATCTGACGCTGATTTCTCCCGCATTGCTCGTGCCTTCCAATATCTAACCAAAAGAATCACAAGAAAATGAAAAACCAACATACTCCCGGCTCGTGGGTTCATACAAAAAACGATCCTCGCCTTTGCATTAAAGGCATGGAAAAGCTCCATTGCGTTTCAAGGCGAAGGGAGGAATTTGCCGACATAGTTTTCGAGACTATCGCCGAAAACATTTCTGAACATGATGTGCCACTTATTTCCGCTTCCCCCGATTTGCTTGACGCTGCAGAGTCATGCCTTGAAATTATGATCCGCGCAATCGGCGAGCGTTTGCCAATAAATCGCGGCACGGAATGCGAAGAGACGGATTGGCTAACGGCTATTAGAAAAGCCCGCGCAGCGATTGCAAAGGCGAAAGGGGAAGCGTGAACCTCCCTCCATGCCATCAAGACAGCGCAAGGCATTCTCTGTGGATTGCAAGGGTTCAGGAACTCGAAAACGAGGGACTTGATACCAGTGACGCACAAGGGATCGCCGACATGGAATTTGAACCAATCAAGAAGCCATAATAATGACACGAGCCAAAACCATTCAAGAAATCCTTCAAGAACAAAGAGAGGAACGAGACCGCGAGCGGATGGCCGCTTTACTTCTCAAATTATTCTTTGCCCATCTCATAATCGTCACACTTTATTTTTACTTCTCAAAATAATGAATAAATATCTTTTAATTGAAATGCGCGATCTCTTGGAGTTTTTAGTCAAACAAGCGCGCAAGCACGATCTCGATGAGGTCAAAATTGCACGCCCTAGAGCCGTAGAATTGGCTAGAAAATGCCGTGAAGCATTGAAGGAGGTGAAAGCATGAGTGCCATAGAAAAGCAATATCAAACCTGCCTCCCTCCTGAGGCATATATGCGAATAATCAAGGCGGCTAATAATGACTCGCCACCAAAGTTCAAAAGTTCATTCTATCCCCCAAAACAAACCAAACCAAAACCAAAAAATAAATGAAAAACCAAATAATCAACACCATGCAAACACGCCAAACCTTTGAGGAAGCAATTTTCGATGAGGTTAGCACTGGAAACTTGTGCAAGATTAAGATAGTAAATGACGATTGCGATTTCCCGATTGCGCTTATTAAGACGCAAGGAGGCTTAACGATCATTCAAAAGGACTCAGAAGGAGCAACTGGAATCTTTATTCCAGAAGATCAATTTTCCGAAATCGTAAACATTTTAGACTAACAAAATTTCCCTCTAAGAACATAAACCAATAAATAATATAAATATGCAAAACCAAATCGTAGTCCATAATCAGTCCGTTCAAGACATCACAGCAATGGCGCAAGCCATCACCAAATCAGGCCTTTTCGGTATCAAGACACCTGATCAAGCCGTTGCCCTTATGCTAGTAGCGCAATCCGAAGGCAGGCATCCTGCATCAGTGGCAAGTGAGTTTGACATTATCCAAGGAAGGCCCGCATTGAAATCACAAGCGGCACTTGCACGATTCCAAGCGGCAGGAGGCAAGATTCAATGGACATCAAGGGGGCCTACTAAATGCGCTGCAAAGTTCAGCCATCCTCAAGGCGGAGACTTGGAAATCACCTGGACAATGGATCGCGCAAACGCTGCGGGACTCACTGGCAAACAGACTTGGAAACAATACCCCGACCAAATGCTCTCTGCCCGTGTAGTCGCTGAGGGTGTGCGTGCGGTATTCCCCGCCTGTCTCAATGGCGTTTATTTGGCCGAGGAAGTCCAAGATTTCGACACTAAGCCAAGGCCCGCCAAGGAGGTTGTCGAACTCGTTTCTGAGGCTCCTAACGCAAAAGAAGTGCCATCCTTGCCAGAACCTCCTACTAATAATGTCGAGCCAGCTAATAACGCGGAAATCCAAGGGGAGATTGTCGAAGGTGAAATCTCATGGGAAGCTAACTGGTGGACTCCAGAAGTTGCGGCTACCCTCGCAGATGTTCCAGAAGTGAATGCGTTTTTAGTCAAGAAAGGTAAAATCCAAGAAGGCCAGACATGGAAGGACATTGAGGATGCCACATATCGCAAGAATATCGTCGGCAAGCTGGCAAAGTTCGTGGAAGCCGTAGAGAAAGGAACTAAATAATGGAAAGCGTGCGTTATTCCGTCCGCCCTCAAGACGAACCACAAGACAATCCACAAGAACCACAAAATGAAAATCAATAATACAATAACATTCAACGGAGAGCGAACTAGCGTTTCATCATCTGGAAATGTGGAGAAATTCCATTTCACAATCGTATCATCAAACACTGACCTGTCTGACTCACTCATTGAGGAACTGGTCAACAATCACGGATGCGGAGGCCAGTTATTCTCTGCGACACGCCGAGATGGTGATGGTGACAGCTACATCTACGAAGGAACTTCAACTCGTTACTCAGACTAATGAATCCAGACCAAGCACTCTTCATTATGTGTGCGGGATTTGAGATTTCCAAGATACTCATTCCAGCAGTAATAATCGGATATATCACACTTAAACTCAATTAATAAATATGATTAGACATTCACTATTGCCCAAGCTCGCTGAGTGTCCTTGCTATGAGTCAAAGCAAGGCGAGGCAGGGCCAGCGGCACAACGAGGAACCAAGCTCGACGGACGATTCCGTGAGGCTCTTGCAACTGGTGAGTTAAACGAAGTTGATCTGCCTAAGGATGACATCAAGGCTCTAAAATGGGCGCTAAAAGAAGTCCGCAAGATTGCAGGGAATAATTCTATAATCTCCGATGAGGCACTTCTAAAGGTTCAGACTCCCGGCATTGAGCATGAAGGAACAGAAGATGTTCGCATTCCAGATATTCAGACAAGCCTAGACCTGAAAACAGGAATCCAGCGGAGTTATTACCAGCAAATGGCGGCATACGCTTGGGGTAACATGGAAAGTCATTTCTGCGAGGAATGGACTTGCTACCTTGTGTTCTGCGACCAAAAGGAAATCGTAGAGCATAAGTTCACGCTGCACCAAGCCAAGAATGTCGTTAATGGCATTCTGGATGCCTACCATGATCCAGAGCGTTTGCCTCAGCCGTGTCAGTATTGTAGCTGGTGCGCTAAGAAAGACTCATGCCCCATGGTTGTCCAGCCAGTCCAAGAGGCTCATGCTATAATGGAGTCAGCTAACCTTGCGGTGTTGCGTGATGAAATCGCTAACGATCCAGCTAGGCACGCTCGATTCCTTGAAATCAATAAGGTGTTTGAGTCTGAGTTAGTCAAGCCACTTAAGGATTTAGCCAAAAAAAAGTTAGAGTCTGGCGATTATCTGCCGGGGTTCAAGCTATCCAGCGTCAAGGGGTCAGAGTATTTTGACAGGGTATCCATCGTCCGTGCGGCTATTCGCGGAAAGTGGTCAATGGACGATCTGGTTGATGCTCTTGGCGGAACAATGTCTGGATCAACATTCCGTGAGTTATGTGAGAAGTATAGGACTCCAGTTATTGAAGAAGAAGCTAAACGCAAAGATGGATTTAACAAAATTATTGAAGATAAGAAATCAAAGAAATGAGAATTAGAACAGGATACAAACAAAAGAGTCGGCATCATATGTCATTGAGTGAGAAATCAGCAATCCGCGAGTGGAAGTCACTCCAAAGGATTAAGCCTGCTGAATGGGTGGAACGCATCAAGAGTCTTCCAGAACGCGCGCAAGGGCAGATTGCTCGCATGGTCTGGTGGGATTTCTGGAGCAATCGCCTAGTTGGTGAACGATGGACTGAGTTTGACCATTGGCTTCAATTTGATCCAAGGGAAGAAACTGATCCAGTTCCAAAGACAATGCTAATCAAATGCCTCAAGGCTGTTGGCTACCCACAATACCGAATTGATCTGCGTTTAATGGCATTCTAATTATTAACAAAACTATGACAAAAAAAGAAGTATTGATGAATCAGGTAGATGAAATTATGGACTCATTCGACTTTCGCCAAGTTGAATCAGTAATGCATCATCTCAATTGGACATGGAATGACAGCAAAACTCCACCAGACGAATATGAGATTAGACGAGAGGCAAGAAGGATTATGAATATTGCCATCCAGTCAGGTGAATCTGTAAGCACTGGAGGATTTATTGCAAGATTGCATTGTGGCGAGGAAAATGGAAAGAAGTGGGCAAGAATTGATCTTGCTTTTGCTGTTGAAGATTCATTTAACGAAGGAGAGAGCTATGACGAAGAATGAATTGTGGAGAATCTATGTTAAGCGCAATCCTTCGTTTGAAGGAGATGGCAATGTTACCATGTCGGCCAAAGGCTTACGCAAGCTATTTGATACGACATGGGATACTGCATATTACGATGGAGAATCTGAACCTGTTGAAAAAACATCACACAATTTTCAACAAAGACCATCAAGCATAAACGATCTAATGTCCATATTTGGAATGAAATAAACATAAACAATAATAAATAAATATATGACTGATATATCACTAACAGAACTATTCGGCTGGAGTAAGAAGACAGATATGCAAAGCACATCGCTTGAAGCATATAATGAAATTCAGTATGATGGAACTCTGCAAAGACAAGAGAAGCAGATTCTTGAAAAGATGAAACGAGGATCAGATTATTCTCTGCAAGAGTTGTCTGAAATGACTGGTATTGCAATCAATGCAGTCTCTGGCCGATGCAATGGACTAAAGAAGAAAGGTGTATTGCAATGCACAGAGAAGCGCAAGTGCAACATTACTGGAAAAACAATTAAGCCATTGATCTTAAAATGAAAGACGATAATGCAATTCAAAATAGAACAATATGAAAGATGCCAGTCAATGGCAGAAGGTTCCATTGAGGATCATCTCATAGGAATCACAAAGCCAACGATTGACCGAATACTCAAGATGGAGAATCCATCAGACTGCATAGCGTTGTATACCTTCTATGCCTACACCAGAAAATGGCAGAAGAATAATGCTGTCTACGCAACATCTGACTATGCGATGAAGGCGATGACTTGGGGCAGGGAAAGGTTTGCAAAGGCAAAGTCTCAACTCAAAGAAGCTGGATTCATTGAGGACATTCAGCGAAAAGACGCAGGCGGAAAAGTCATTGGCTGGTATGTCGGAGTTAAGTTTGCACAGAACGCAACCATGGGGAATTTCTCTATTGCTGATGTTCAAGAAAACCACCCTACGGTTTTACCACAGGGTGGTTCCACCAGAGTGTGGCTAAACCGCACCCAAATACCTATTACTAATAATAAAATACCTAATACTGGTAAAGAAATGCAAGAGACAGTAGCGGCGCAGGAGGTTTCATTGCCTTCACCCTGTGAAGTCAATAAGCCAAAAAGACAAGTTAAAGATACAAGAACAACTGAAGAATTTGTAGAATATCTCAAAAAAACCTACGACTGGGTAAATGTTGATATAGAACTCAAAAAAATTGATGCTTGGATTGCAACTCATCCAGACCGCAAGAAAACTCGTCGTTTCGTTACCAACTGGCTGAACCGAGTTGAAAAACCAATGGAGAAACAATCGTATGTTCCCGGCACAATGCTTGGAATCAATCAACCATACACACCATCACTATAAATAGAAAGACTAAATGAATGAGCTACACTTATTTGCTGGAGCAGGGGGAGGAATCCTCGGTGGCATCCTTCTCGGACATACCCCCGTGTGTGCTGTCGAGATTGAACCTTACTGCCGGAAAGTCCTACTCCAAAGACAACGAGACGGCATCCTGCCAAAGTTCCCAATCTGGGACGATGTCACCACCTTCGATGGGAAACCGTGGCGAGGAAAGGTCGATGTCGTCTGTGGAGGATTCCCGTGTCAAGACATTAGCATTGGAAACAGTAATGGAGCCGGGATCGCAGGAGAGCGAAGCGGATTGTGGAAAGAAATGGCAAGGATCATTGGCGAAATACGACCTCGATACTGCTTTGTGGAAAACTCACCAATGCTTACTATTCGAGGACTCAACAGAGTCCTTGGTGATCTTTCCTCAATGGGGTATAATGCTAAATGGGGAGTTGTGGGAACTTGCGATGTCGGAGGGAATAACAAACGATTACGAATGTGGATTGTCGCAAACCTACCCGACTCCTTGCGCGAAAGTTACAAGCCCAAGAGGAAAGGCTGCACAGGCAAGAAAGGGAAATCCTATGGACACGCTTCCAAATGTAGTTGGTGGCGTTCCTCACCCCCACTTGAGCGAGTGGCTAATGGGGTGGCCCATAGGATGGACAGACTTAAAGCAATCGGCAACGGCCAAGTTCCAATTGTGGCTGCAACAGCATGGAGAATCCTTGGAGGAGAATAAATGACTATCCCTATCGCAAACACAGCAGAGAATGCAGCTATCTCTTTGCTCGTATCCAATCCAGATTGTTATTCACAACTTCACTGGGAACCCTCGTATTTCTTCCACAATGCCACTAAAAGCGTTTTTGAAGCAATTGAGGCCATCCATAGCCGAACTGGAGTTATCACGGCTGTTTCTGTCATTTCGGAGCTAGAGACAACAGGTAAACTCGCTGATGCTGGCGGAACTGATGGAGTCATGGAGATGATTAAAACTATATACATTGCTCCCGGCCCTGTATCGGTATCCATCGCTGATGACTACCGCCAGCAACTCATCAAGGCTAAATCCTACCGAGATGCTATCAAGCTAATCACAAATTCAGACAGAGACATTCGTGAGATGCGAATGGACTTGAATGAACTCTCAGAGCAAATCGCAGGATGCGTTGTCACTGACTCTGAAGTTAAAACCATCAAGCAACACATCAATGAATTAGTCGATGATCTTGAGAACAAGAACAAGCTGGATACATTCAAAACTGGAATGCACGATCTCGACATGGGATTCGGCGGTGGATTCCATCGTGGAGAAATGGTTGTTGTCGGAGCGCAGACTTCGGGAGGAAAATCAATCCTGCTTTACCAAATCGCTCTTGAGGCTCTGATGGATAATAAATCTGTTGCGATCTTCTCGCTTGAGATGCCATGCAAAACGATCCTTCGCCGCATGGCTTCAAACCTCATTGGAAAGAAGATTGTCAATCAAGGTGACTTTGGAGATGGGACATCGTTTGTCGCATCATTCAGAGAAATTGCCAACGCACTTCAAGCTCTGAATAAAATGCCAATCACCCTCCGCGATGATCTTTCTGAAGTTGGAGCAATCGACGCTGAAGCACAACGACTGGCATCGCTAGGAAAGGCTGATGTGATTATCGTGGACTACCTGCAAATTGTATCCATGCCGAAAGCTGATAATCGTGAGCAAGCGATTTCAGAATTGACTCGCAGATTAAAATTGACTGCCCTAAAAAGTCAGTCTCTTGTGGTCACTGCAAGCCAACTGAACGATGATGGAAAGCTACGCGAGTCTCGTGCAATCGGACATCACGCTGACCATGCGTTGTTCATCGTTCACGAGAAAAACAATTCCAGCATTGTCGTGGAGAAAAACCGCCGAGGCGCACGGGGAGTAGGTTTCCCAGTTGTCATGCGCGGAGAAATTTCACGATTCGAGCAAACAGAAAAACAAGAAAAGAAAAAATGAGTGAGACTGATGCAGCATTCATTGAGGCCAGTAATTGCTTCGACTTTGCAAATCATATCTGGGCTTCACGCCAAGCAGACAAGTATGATGATGCAATGAAGGCATACGAACTAGGAGTGAAAATCTACCAAGAAAAATTTGTAGAAAAAAAGATTTGCGCGGAGGATGATTTTGAGTTCTGATCTCTCGCGTAGCAACGCTACTAAATAAATACTATGGATAAAAAATACATTGATAAACCCGGAAAATATATTTGCACAGTCAAAGCCCCCGGCAACGGATGGCTGGATCATCCAGAAGGCAAAGCACCATTCATTCGCATTCCTTGCATCGTTGATATGCCAGAGAGCGATCAGCATGGATGCGAGTCGGTCTGGTATGGATACCTAACAGAGAAAAGCCGTGAACGCACCGAGGAGACTCTTAAACAAGTTTTCCAATGGGACGGCAACTGGGACAACGAAGATGGTCTTGATGCCTTCATTGGCCGCAGGGTTCGCTTGCAATGCGACGAATCCGAATGGCAAGGTAAGACACAAGTGAAGGCTCGCTGGCTAAATCCTATTGCCACAAAGCGAGAGAAGAACCGCGAGGAATACGATAAAAAGCGCAAGTCAGTTCTTGAGCAACTCAAGAAAGACTACCCGCATCTTGCTATTGGTGGAAAGCATACTCCAAAGACGCATGATGATGAAGGAGATGCCATACCCTTCTAGCCTTTGAGAGAACAAGGGGATTGTGGCGGAGTGGTATCTGGTTATCATTTGCCCCTGAGCCGTAACCACATAAAACGGCTCACTCTCAACCTATAAATATGAAAACAACTGCTATAACAGCACTTATACTAGCAGGAATTGCCTATGTATCATTCTGCGCGGCATGGGAAAGAGTGATGACGAAGCCTGACTTCAAGAAATGTCCTTTATGTGGGCAACAAATTAAATGAATAATACTCCAGAAACAGACGCAAGGGCATGGTCAGACCATAGCGAAGGTATACTACATGAAGTAGTGGAAGCGAGTTTCGCTAGAAAGCTGGAGAGGGAGAGGAATGAGGCACTGGAGAAAGCTGAACGATACAGGCTAGAAGCAAACGCAATGATGCTTCAACGAGACGAAGCTAGAATGAAATTACAATAACAATGAACTTTACCCATGAGATTCTGCGACAAATGGGATATAAGATAGATGCCGATGGAAACTACTCACGCTCTGAAACTAACGCTCCACGGGTATCTGACCCCAAGCCTAAACCAGTTGCTAGGAAAACACTTCCGAATACTGATAAAGCACAAAAAAGAAGCAAGGAACGCATTGTTCTCCGAATTACGAGGTATGCAACGCGACTACTTGATGAAGATAACCTTGCCGGGGCGAAATTACTGGTCGATCAATTACGATATGCTGGAATCATACCTAACGACGACCCGCAGTGCCTTAAAATCATCCTTGACCAAATCAAGGTCAAACACAAGACGGAAGAAAGAACGGAAATTGAAATAAAATAAATATAAATATATGAATAAATACATACTACTAATAGCACTAGCAATACCAGCTTGCTCTAGCGTTAGCAAAGAAACATATACAGAGTCACGCACTCTAACATATCCCAAAGGTGGTTATCCTCACATTAAAGATATGTATCTGCGTAATGACAATAGCGGGAATATGTCAACGCATGGAGTAAATCCAATCAATAATAACAATGTCATGGTTGCTCCAGCTACTCCAGTTGAGCCTGTAAGCACTCAAGAAGATTGGAGGTATGTGAATCCAGACCTTCCAGTAAAGCAAGAGCCAACCTACGAGGATATACAGAACGAGAATAAACTACTTCTCGCTAAATACTACAATGATTGGTTGAGGGAGTAGCAGGAACGGGTATGCATTCCCTTTTCAGATGTGGGCTTTCGGGAGTCTAGGACTTGTAGTAAGCCGCCCATCCCACTAGTTGAAGTATGCTTCCACGAGAGGCCCAACTAGTCGTATGTCCATCTGCCTGCTTAAATCTCAATACTTGATTCGCTCTTTTTTGCGATCAGTATTTTTCTTTTTATTACGATGCTCTGACCAATCAATCTCATCGTAGTTATCTTGCCACTTGCGCTCCCATGTCTTGGTGCGCGGTTTGTCGCCTTTTCCGTTACGATTCCACTCGCTGTCCTTCATCTTCATTTCCTTGTTCAATAGATTCGGTTTTTTCTTTAATAAGAACTTTCTCCATTAAAGAGCAAGCAACCATCAATTCAAAGTTGAAACGCTTTGCTCGATTGATGATGTCAGCAAAGACATCGTGAGCAGAGACAGTGGTGATGTCGATTTGCTTCAGCACATGGTCAATGGCTTTGGCATGGTCTTCGCTGATTTGCTCTGGTTGTGTATTTTCTTGGCTCATATTATTTCTTTCGGATGATATTTATTTTTGACTTCTTCGGTTTCATCATAGAAACGCGAATGTTTGTTTTCTTCGGCTTGCTGTCTGCTGTTGTGGTTATTGTTGGAGTCTCAAATTTAAGACTCGCGGATGTTTGTTTTTTCATTGTTTCTCTCGTTGTTCAATCATGGCATTTGCCATTTCAAAAGCAAATTCTGCGACATCCTTAACGGGAATATTTTCACCGAACTCTTCTGGATTAGCAAGCAATCCATTCATGGCTTGAGCCGCAAAATAGTCCCTCATGCTCATGCCAGTATTCGGGCGCACCTTTGGATTTGCAGCATCTCCCGGATACGCTTGCACAGGAAATGCAGGATGATTCCCACCTAATGTATTTGATTTATTAACCATATTTATATTCTGCCCCACCTAGATTTATAGTAAAGTTCGTTAAGCCTAACTCGCTCTGCTGTCATTGTCCAGAATTTATCGCAAGCAATGTTAACTAACTTGCAAGTCTCATAGAACCACGGATCATAGTCACTGCCATCAACGCCAGCTTTCCTGTGGTCATGCGCCGAATCCCTTATGTAAGTCTTTTTTTCCATAAATTCTCTGCATCAGAAAGAGACAATACTGACCTTCCATTCCGCGAGTTGACATCGTTATGTATACCAATTCCCCATTTCCACAAGTCTGAAAAATCTGGAGGAAATTGCTTGCAATAGTCCTCAAAATGTTGTTGGCACGGACAACCATTCCACGGAATAGAATCAGCCCAGTTATTAAACCAACTCTCGATGAATGCTAGGTCTTGGCAGTTCCTATTGCGAAGTGAGAACAGATGTAGTTCAGCCCAGTATCTAGGCCCATCTCGGAGTATCACAGATTGAATTAGCGCACGGCTGCGCTCCGATTCATCCAATGCTCGCTGAACCCAGTCGCAATGCTCATCCCAGTTCAATCCAATATGCTCACAGACCATCTTCTCGACATCATCAGCAATCGAACTTCCACTAATGGACTTTGAGCGGACGAATGTTTCGACCAGTTTACCAAGTGCCACAAGGAATGAATTATCCTCTCTGCCACCATAATCAACCACAGGAATAATCAGATGATCTCCGATAATTTCAGAATCACTAAATGGCATTAGTGATGGATCAACTGACTTAGCCTCAAACTTCATTTATTTATTTATATCTTTAGAATCCTTACTCGTCCCACCAGAACGCCGATGCCATCGCGTATCCACCTCCGACGAAAGTAGCAATAGCAAGAACAAGAGAAACCAGAGAATCATGCGTCATGGCTTCTCCAAGTCATCACTTACCTTTCTTGCGGGTCATCGCTGCCTTCTTGGCGCGAGCCTTGCGCTGAACGCTATAGGCGATGGCTACAGCTTGAGCTGGTTTTTTGCCCGAACGAATTTCAGCAGCTACATTACGATCAAAACAATTTTGTGAGGCACATTTACGGATTGGCATAGTTTTTATGTTGTATGTTAATTTTTATTTGAATGCAATTAAAAAGCAGGGAATTCTTCTTTTGGAGTCTCTTCTTTTTCTTCACCTTCTTCACCATCTTCTTCAAGGCCGAAATCGGTTGCCCTAGCTTGGATTCCCATATTGCGAAGGAATCGCTTGGTTTGCGGCCAAGTTTGCTGATTGATTGGACGAATCATATTTTCAGCAATTTGTGGATCAGTTAAAGCCCTAGCCAAAAGGTCAGCGTAAATCTTGTCAACATCACCTTTAGCCCTTTGATTTAGTTTCCTAATCAAATCAATAGATTTCCATGCGATATAACCTTTAACATTGGCAAAACCGATTGCACCAATAGACATAAGGCTATCTGCAACATCGCCCTTCGTGACATCCTTTTTAAGAATCTCATTTGGAGACAATGTTGTTTTGCGAGCCATTGCATCAAGAATCTGACGCGATCTATCAAGAGCAGCAAGTTCCCTAGAATTTTTACCATAAAGAAGCTCAAGTGTATTCCTCTGTGGGGAACCCTCTTCAAGCAAATTGTTCATCTTACCCAAGTCGGCTTGCAATGTATCAACCAATAGAACCGGATCAGGAAGACCTTCGGTTGTAGTGGCAAGCGATGGTGTCCTTACTTCGCCATTAAGCCATCTCCTTCCAGCATTAAGAACGCCTTGAGTTGCTTTTCCAGTTGGGTCTTTAGCAGCAGCATCCAAAACCCGCTTCATCTGAGACTCAGAAGTTTCGGCGTTTGACATGATGTTTCCAATTACTTCACTAGCATTTCCTTCAATAAATCTATTTGCTGGATTTAATGAAGTATTCTCAAATTCTTGGAACTCATCAATGACTTGCTTTCTCTTAATTGTTAAAAGCGTATCAATTTCTTTTTTAGCCTTACGAGCTTCATCAAACGCATCCTTCTCTGGAGTGCCTTGAGATATTTTTTTCTTAGCTACTTCATCAGCACTATTCTTTGCGCCATTGGCAGACTCTTCAAGATTTCTGAATCTTGATGCTAAATTATTAACAGCTATTTCAGCTTCAGATGGAGTTCCTTTGAATGCTCTAAATATTACAGAGCCGGGGCCATCCCTCCATTCTTCAATAGATTTTGATGTTGAAAATCCCTTAGCTTGAGGTTTTTTCAAATGATCAACAACGCTATCAACAATCCAGTTGTCAACTTCCTTAAATCCTTTTTGCTTCAGCGCATCAACACTTGCAACGCCAGCATCTTGTAGTTGCTGTGGAGTTGCAGCAACCCTTGGATCGCCTTCAATAGATTTACGCAATCTAATCAAATCATCTTCTGATTTACTATATTTATCTAGGATTTGAGTTAGGCTAGCCCCTTCTTCAAATGCTTTCTCTGCTGCGCCAGACTTATACACACTCGCATAATCTGAATAAAATTTATTAGCTTCAGCAATTTGAGGATATGTTGATTCAAGTTTTTGCAAGTCACTATTGAGTGCCTTTTTGACCTTGAGCATGATCCTTCTTTGAGCTTCATTTCTTTCAGTAGAAATAGCCGCATTAAGCTCCTTTAATGATGCAGTAACATCTTGAAGTTGTTTTTTATATGGATTACCTTGAGGATCAACCAAGTTTCTATAAATGCTTCTAACTATTGCTGGAATCTTTTGATTCAATTCAACTTGATTTTGAATTGATTCTTGTGCTGTTTCTCCAACTATGCGTTCTTCTTTGGATACAGCACCAGATGGAACTAGGCTTTCAATTTCAGACCTTGCTGTTTTTGGCTCAAATGGTTTTACATCAGTAATTTTATCATACAATGTTGTTGCGTAGTCGCTTGCAAATTTCTTTTGCTTTTGAATTACATCAGCAACAGCTTTGTTTGTATCAAGTTTTTGCGTTCCAATGCGTCTTGATTTTTCAGCATCAAAAGCATCATCAAGAGTTTGCTTTGCCTCTTTGTATGCTTGTTCAGCATCAATCTTACCAGCAGCAAGATTCTTTTCAGCCTCATCAAGTTTTATCTTGGCATCCTCAAGTTCTTGGGTTGCTTTCAATCCTTGAACATCCAAATCTTGAATTGTTTGTTTATATGAATCCTTGAGTTCATTATATCGATTCAAGAAGAATGTCTTTGAATCTTCAATTGGTGCGCCAACTTCAGCCATCCCTCGGCTTATCTTCTTTCCAACACCTTTAAGGTTTTCAAAACTGCGTTGAGCAACTTCTTGAGATGATTTTTCCAATGCCTGCTGGAATGCAAGCATGGTTTTATTATTGGTAATATCACCAATCATTAGCTTAACATCATCATCAGAAATGTTGCCAGCCTTGCGAAGAGCTTGGATTGCTTCTTCTCTTGATTTTTCATCTTTGAAAGCCGACTGATAAACAAAGCGAACTTTTTCTTTAGCTTCCAATGCTTTTCTTGCTTCAGATGGTGCTAGCGCGCCTTTTACTTTAGCTGCTGCTGGAACAGCAAATCCTGTTGCAAGTCCAGCAATAGCAGGAATCGGGCCTCCAAGTCCAGCCTGTTCCGCTCCAGTAGATGCTAGTGCTGCCGCGCCACCAGTTGCAGCTTGAAGCAGCGGTTGTTCACCCATAAATTCAGCAGCCTTTTTGACTTTAGTAGCTTTCGTGGTTAATCCAGCAAGCATTTTAGCTCCTTTTGTAAGAGCCATGGCTGATCCACCAGCACTTGATACACCCTCAAGAGCAGACTCAAGAATTTTTTCTGCTGCTGTATCTGATTCTGGTATTCCTTGTTCGCTAAGAAAATTTGAAATTATACTCCTTGAAGTTGGGATGTCTTTTCCCGTAAGTGCATTTACTCCCTCCGTAGCGAGGTCTGTTAGCCCCAAAACAATTGGCCCTGCACCAGCACCAATCAATGCTCCCGGAGGCCCGCCAAGCGTTGCTCCAAAAATTCCACCAACCACAGCTTGAGCAGCAGGAACAGATAAACCACGCAATGCCGCACTGCCAAGTCCAGCTAAATCAGTTTTAGGTTCTGCATCTATTTCTTTAAGTGTATCCGTTTTTTCTTCTTCAGTTGGTGTGCTTACTGGGGATGCTACATCTTGAAGTGGAGCAGATTCCTCAACTGGAATTGAAGAAAGTTGTTTTTCTTTATCAATCTTTTCTTGGATTTCCTGTAATGGAGTTTTTACTTTAGACATTGATTTATTTTTAATCTAATGGCTTACTGAAAAGATTAATAGCTTCTCTCGTGCGGACAAGAGATTCCAATCTTTTAACTGCATTTTGATAATTTCTACTTTCTTTTTGCTTCGGAGTTGCTTTTTCAAGAGCAGAATTAATTTCATTAATTTTGTCTGTATAGCTTTTATAAATATCAGTTGAAATTGGATTTTCAATTGGCTCAAATTGCTTTACTTCTGAATAAGCATTAAGCAGTATTTTTACTGCTCCATTTTTAAGCCGATAAAGAGTATCAAGATTCAAGTCTGGAGAAGCATTTTTATCTAATGCGCCTTGTGTTTGTTCTAATGATTGACGCTCATCATTTGATAATGCTCCAACTCCAGCAGAACCAGTTTGAGACAATTCCTTCATTTCAGCAAATTTATTCCAACCTACATTTTTTGCTACGGAATTTAATGATAAAACTAAATCTTGAACTTTTTGAACTTTATCTAGGTATTTATCAACTCCAAAAAAATTCTTAGCAATAACAGCCGCTTCTTCGTATGTAACTGGAGTTAAAGGAATCTTTTTTTCATCTCCATAGTATTTTGATATAACTCCAACAAGCTCTGGATTGTCTTGAATTTTATTAATTGCATTATCTATTAAATCAATATTTTTTGATTGTTCAGTTATATTATTTTTAATTTTCTTTAGATATGTTTTATCTGTTTTTAATTGCTCTCTTTGCTCTTTGATTCTTTCAAACTCTGCTTTTTGCGCCTCTCTGGCTTCTTTTTGTTTTTCAATAGCCAACCTTTCAACTGATATATTCATTGCATCAGCTTGATTTTTCAAATCGGCAACTCCCTTTGTATTATCAACTTGCTGAAGATACCATTTTTTAGTTCTTGGATTCTCAACAGCGGTAACTGTCCAATATGGAGTGCTTAATTTTGCAGCAGCCTCAAATGCCAATCCAGAATCGCTAGGTTCAAATTGAATTTTTCCAACATTTCGTGGAGTCTTAATGTCGGCTGGTTGTTCTGGTAGTTTTCCGATTGCTTGAACTCCAGCTAATGCAGGTGTTTGAGCAGCTGCCGCTGCTGGCTGAACTTGGAGTCCAGTTAGTGCAGGAGGTTGAGTGCCTTGAGTCGATACACGCTGAACGCTTGGCATTATATCTGGTTCAGGAATACTTATTTCATCAGATGGAGGAACAACAGTGGCAGAAGGAACAGGTATTGGTGGAGCTGGCTCTGTTTCTGGCAATGGCGTTTTTGCATCAATCCTCAATGAGCCATCTTTTGGGGTTCCAGTTGGAACAAATACAGCATCTGTTGGAGACAATTCACGATTGCCATAAGTATTAGAACTTGTATCTACCTCAGTATCAATAATTGGCTTTTGTGGTTTAGGTTTTGCTTCTACAACTTCACCAGAGGGATTCACCATACCAAGCCTTTGAGCGGCCTCATCTATTGCTGCCATTCTTTCATCGACATCTGCTTCTAGGCCACGCTCAGAAGCTACTTTCAGCTTCAGTTCATCAAGAAATTGTTTATTCTTTGTCTTTTGCTTTGCTTCTTCAAGAAGTAGTTCTTGAGCAAACTTACGCTTCTCTTTGGCTTCCTCTTCCTTCTTCTCATATCTAGCAGTAATCCCACCTAACGCGCCTTTAGCAATGTTAGAAACAGCACTAGCGATGCCTTCAGCTACAAGCTCTGGTCGAGAAGATTGAACTTGGATAGCTTGAAGTGGCTGGAACTGCAATGCTCCGCCGCGAGTCAAATCAATTGCTGGCAGCGGTTGCAAACCAGCTAGGTTAGCAAATTGAGGAGAGAAGGAATATTCAGCCATTTTTAAGCTCCTCCAAACCTCAAATCACTAGATGAGGGAAGCGAAAACATATTTGCGCGTCTGGATGTCCCATAAGCTCCTTGATTAGCCATGCTACCCAATGCTGGATTAGCGGCAATATTAACAGGGGTAGGAGGAATAGCACTTCCAACTGCTCCCATATTAGCCAAGGACTCTTCACGAGCGCGGCCAAGATCAAACCCACCGCCAGTTGCTTGTTGTCCAGCGGTTGCTTGAGCTTGTTGTGAGGCAGCAAGCGCGCTAGCATCGCGGATAGCTTGCATAGAACCCATTTGAGCGAGTTGCTGTTTAGCGGCAGTCTCACCCATTTGTTCTGCTTGTTGTCCAGCGAGAGCTTGTTGTTGAGTCAATGCTTGTCGTTGAGCTTCAGCGGCAGAAGCTGCTTGCTCTTTTTGTTGAGTTTGCATTTGAGCCATCAAACCAATCATTGGATCGGGCTTAGGCTCAGGTTTAGGCTTAGGTGCTGATGGTTTCTTTCCTCCCATATTATTCAGTATTTTAGTTTTTAATATTTAGTTTGCTTCTTGCTTCAAGGCAGAGTTCGCCATTCGGCTTAAAATGCCTGCAAGCGTCTGGTCTGTCAAAATAAATTGAGCATGATACGCAATTTCCTACAACACCTTGCAGGGCTACGCATCGGTTGTTTTCTGTCTTCATCAAAGGATAGTCTCCTCGTTGCATTTCTTTCGGTATCTTTTCTGCATCCGATCTGTCACGCTTAAAAATCGGCCAAGACCATTTGTAAGCACAGCAAGCACCGCAAGAAATACAGTCTTCACTTGTTACTTCTTCCATTCCACAGGGCGAAATCCAAGATCATCAATAACGATGTCCTCGTATGGAACCATTTCGCTTATATTCGTTATAGTAGCGTCTAGTTTTGGACAATGAACATGGCGACCTAAATGGCGATTAACGCAATTAAAGCAAGTAGGGTAGAAGTCAGCATTGAGTGACTTGTCTGGATTGTTCTTCCATTTCCCATTTTCTTTTATGTATCGAGTTGGATCAGCCGAAACTCCGCTTTCCTCTAAATACTCAAATATATCATCATCGCTCCAATCACGCATTGGGTATAGCGATACTGGCGCACCATCAACAATACGGATGTCTTGAGCAAGTGGAACATGACCTTTAATTAGGTCAGTATCTTCATACTTTGTTCCAATATAAACTGCGCCCCACGGCCAGTTGAATGTTCCAGTAGGTCGTTGCAAGAAATCTGTAACTCCACACAGAAACTTCTCGCCATGCTTTGGCTTCTCTGTTCCAAGCGATAGCACAACGCAATTCTGACCCCATTGGAAATAATGGAGCATATCGAAGCGAACCTCTCCAGTATTGACATCAGGGCCATCTGCCAATGACACCTTCATCGGAGGATATTCATATACTTCCAATCCCCATTCCTTGATTAATTGATCAGAGTAAGCATATCGCTCACGGAATTTTGGCTGACGATACTGAATTACAGGAATGTCAATTTCTGCTCCGTATCGGATAAGATGAAGTAATGCAGTAGAGTCTTTCCCTCCACTCCACATTACAACTGCTCTAGGCCATCTTTTGTTCCACTCTTTTATTCTATTTATTGTTTTATTTATTAGGTTTTTATTCATTAAATCATAATTGCAGCACCTAGCGCGGCTCCAGCCACAGCACCTCCAGCACCAATCATTTGACCACTCATTGCATTTTGTGATGCCGCAGTTTGAACAGCAGCTTTATACAGTGCCTCTTCATATGCCCTCTTGTTTTGTGCAGCGGTTTGATTGGCCTGAGACAATTCACCAAGGTTCTGATTGATGAAGTCTGATGTGGATTGTTGCAGCCTCTGCCCACCAGTAATGACATTTTGCTGGAATTGTTGCATTGCTTGCAAATTGGCTGCTTTCGCCGCCATTTCAGCTTCAATCGCAGTAGCTGGATCAAGTCCACCAATGGGAGCGGGAGTTTGAGCCAAGTATCCCTGCTGAAGTGCAAGATTTCGCAATCTAGCTTGCCGACCAGCTTCCGTTCCAGCATCATACATTCCAGATGCCCTAATTGTTCCTGCGGCTCCAGAAGAATATCCAGAAGTCAAGCCCTGCTTTTTAGCCAACTCATCCATGCTGCGTTGAGTTGCCTCCATGCTTGTCAATTCAGCAACACGGCTACCCATTTCTCCACGCATCCTTGAAGCGGAAGGATCGGTTAGCCTTTCAAATTCACGAGAGCGAATTGTATTTTCAATTCCAAGTTCTGATGCCTCTTTTGATACTTGACCAGAATCAAATGCCTGAGTTGCTGGAGGCATCTGCGAATACATTTGGAGAAGTTGCGCTTGATTCTGCAAATATTGCTGACCAACGCCTTGTTTGGCGGCAATAATTTGATACATTGGCGCATCCTCTGGCCTTTTGATTCCGCTTGTGTTTGCTTTTGCTCCTCCCATATTATTTACCTTCCAAAAGAGCCTGCTGGAGTATAGTAAAATCCACCTTGTTTACCAAGTCCCATAAATCCTCCAAGCCCTGTTGGTGATTGATAGGAGAGTTGGCTTGTTGGAACATTATATGCAGAAGACGCTTGTTCTGCTCCACCATAAAATCCAGCTTTATTTAGTCCGCCACCGCCACCTGCCATTCCTCCCATGGCACTGATAGCAGATGAAGCAACATTTCCTCCAGCCTGAATCCATGCACCTGTCATTGCATTTTGAGCTGCGGCATTCTGTGCAGAACTATCAATCATAGCTTGCTGTCTTCCAAGATCACTTTGCTGAATAGCATTTTGTAATCTGGAAAGCGCAGAAAATTGACGATTAGCGACATCTGCACCAGTTTGACCAAATTGACCAACAGTCCCAAGCATTGCTTGTTTATATGCTTCTCCAGATGCAATATTTTGAGCTTGTGCAGCTTGTTTTGCAGCCATGAGTGCGGCTGGAGACAAACCGCCAACTGGCGCTTCCGTTTGAGCAAGATACGCTTGTTGTTGCGCGGCAAGATTTTCCTCGTATGCCTTCTTTGCTGCCAATGCACGATCATACATCGCCGCACGGCCAATGGTGGAATCGCCTAGCCCTGTTGCATACTGCGATGGCAAGCCTTGAGTTCGCATATACTCATTCATATATTGGCGAACATTTTCTGGGCTTGTAAGTTGCTCCATTTGCCTTGATTGAGACAAGCGCATCGCGGCGGATTCTGGGCTTGTCATTTTTTCAAGCTCGCGTTGTTGAGTAAGATTTGCCATTCCAAGCTCTGCGGCCCTCTGCGAAATCTCTCTTGGATCAAATGTTTGAACTTGTGGAGCCATTTGAGCATATTTGCTCAACATTGCCGCTTGCTCATCCTGCTGTTGCTTCTGAACTTGCATCATCATCTGCATGACAGCAACATCCCTCGCTGGATCGCGTGGCTTAATGTATTTTCCTGCGCTTACTGTTTTTGCTCCACCCATTTTAAGTCAATGAATCGTAACTATAAATCTCCCTATTCATTTTAGTCAATCCTAATTTATTCATAACTTCATTTGTGAACTTAGGACGATCATCAATAAGTGGAACACCAATGTATCCAAGGCCACCAGAAAGTTGAGCGTGAGCGCGCCAATCGCTCATTACTTGGATTACATCCTGCGGCCTTGTATAAGCCGGGTGAAAAGCTGGATAGACAGTAGGAAGGAAAACATGATCAGAATACCCAAACAACTCGCCATTCCGATAATGAGCGTAAACATTGACATTAGGGTGTTCGACAATTTTGTGGTCAAACGATTCAGCGAAGTCTTGTAGGTTTCCAAATTCAAATGAGTCTTTAGGGATGAGTCGATAGTCGATTCTGGTTTTCATATTTATTAATTTGATCCTACTACAATTTCGTTTCCACTCAATTCAGTAGGAATATAGTTTTTGAATCTTTCAGCCTGTTGCTGGATTGCTTTATTTCTTGTAGCAAAATTTCCACACACAACGCAAGGCAAACAATTGTCCGTGTCGATTGGTATTGGAATAGATGAATAAAGTGGAACAACGGGATCGTCCTTAAAAGGAGTTACAAACCGATTTGGAAATTCAGTAATAGCTACAGATGCGTCAATGATGGATGGCATATTAACAAGGATGTTGAATGCGATACTGCTGCGCCGCTGCGTTTGCGGCTTGTTCTGCAAGTATTCCAGCTTGTTCTTCAGCGTGAGAAAACGAAACAGTTGAAAGGAATGATGCCGCTGCCGTAGCTGAGATTGACGGAGATGAAGGGCAGGTCAATGTCACAGTTCGATACACTTTAGCATACCAAGATTTTTGATCTGGTTGTGGCGTGTCATACGGGCTAGGAAGCAAATCAATAGTCAGCGTTTGTCCATCTTGAGCAAGAACGCAAGACTTTGTTTCGTCCGCTTGCGGAACACCAGTTGAACGCTCGCTCCATGGGTCTTGGAACATACGAACGACTTCTACTCCAAACTCTCCACACCATTCAACTAGCAAAGAAAATCCCTTGTCAATGTCCGTTGTCAAATGTGATTCGCAAGTCACCGATGTTGCGTTTCTTGACGCAGATTCAGTAATCAGTCGGCGGTATTGAGAATTAAGAAGACCTAGCTTTTTGATTTCAGCTTCGTATGGAGTATCCATCCATTGGTAGTCTTCGGTAACAGCAAGCAATCGTGTTTTAAGTATTCCTTGATACTGCCCCTTGCTACCTCGATAGGAAACATTCACATCAACAGTTCCGCCAATCTCGCAACACTCAAGTTCAGCATAGATGAATTGCTTGTAATCCATGCCATCACCAAGCAATGCGGTTTCAACTTGAGAATAAATTCTATTGAAAAGTTGAGTCGTTGTTCCATCAGCGTTGATGCTCAAATACGAATCAGCTCGATTTGGCGTGAATGACTCCCAAAGCGAGTTGTAGGAGCCATCATTTGTTGGCGAATAATCCACGCTAAAGTGGAAGCATCTAGGCTGACCATTAACAATTCCAGTAGTCCATTCTACGGGTCTTGTTCCAGTCCAGACACCGCACCAAGCTGGTTGCCTTTGCGAGCCAAATTCAGCGGCAATCGCCCAATCCATAACCATCGTTGCTGAATTTAGCGGCTCAAGGTAAGGAATAGAATAAAGTAGATAATTCTCAAATGATGTAGCGCAAATTCCAGACTGATCTCCAGCCATGTATGCTTTTGCTCGCACCATTTCTAGGTCTTTGTATAGAACTTGAGAGGACAGGTAAGCGTTGCCAGCGACATCAGCGGAAACCAATCCGCCTTGCGAAAACCACCACATTTGACCTGCTTGGAATGCGATTGATTTTCCAGCTACACATCCAACAGTTGGGAACAAGGTTGTTTGAAAGTTAGCAGTATTTGCCCATGTTGATCTATCGTAGATTCCACTTGCTAGAGCGTATGTTTCCCTATCAGTAAAAACATACAATTTCTGATCGTTGTTTTGACCAACATAATTTACCATTGCGGTAACTGGCCTAGTAAAAGAAAAGTCTCCTCGACCAGCACCAGTTGTGCGTTCTTGCCAGCTAGTAGGGTCGCCCAAATCAGAGGCTAGAACTACATTCTTGTTGGCGATCCAAAGTCGATTTCCAGAAAATGCCATCCATGTCCCAACTGGAATTTCAGATGATTGAACTCCAGTTGTATTACTGCCATCCCAATAAGCGGGAGAAGAAACCCCGTCTTGAATGAAAACAACACGATGCGCTGGAGTGATGCTTACATCTCCGCCTGTTGATACATTTGCAGACTGAGTTGCAAGAGCAAAAACAAATTGTTTTACATTTGGATCAAGTGAAATTCCCGACAATTGGAATGGCTTCCATGATTTAGGTTGAGTTAATGGGAATGGACTCCAATATACCTTGCCATTTACAGCAAATACAATGTATGGGATTTCATCTGCTTCAACTCCATTGCCATTTACATCGTAAATCAAAGTTGATGTTGTTGCAGTAGCAGCCGCATATTGTTTGTTGGCTAGAAATAGGATTCCGCCTTGGAAATTACCCGGAGGAAGCGACAAGCGCATTGCTTGTCCCGGCCTAGTTTGTGCAATGCCACCACGGAACTGACAATTTACTGCCCACTTTACTTGATTCTCTTGTAAAAACCAAGGATTGCGGACGCTATTAACACCCTGAACCCAGCCAGCATTGGTTTTAACTTGCCTATCTTTGGTGATTTGAGCAGATTTCATGCTTTTACCACATTACAGGGTCAGTCGTATCGCCATAAGTGATCGAATTGATCTGTGGGACTGACATTGCATGACCATCAATAGATTCTTGTTGGTTTTTCAAATAAGCAAAAGCAATTTGCCAGTAACGAGCCGATTGATCAGCGAAGTCCTTATCTTCCAAATCAACAGCGTGAACAGCGGCAATGATCGCCCTTTCTTGCTCAAGAGGGATAAAGTCATATACGCTAGAAATACTAGGCGATGTTACTTTGTAGATAATCCTAGCCCATGCACAAGGTTTACCAATGCGAATCTTGCGATAGCTTGGATTGACTTCAGTTGGGTGATATTGCCCAATAAGGGTCATGTCATTGCTGCGGCCATAATCCCATGCGTAAAGGCTTACATATCCATCTGTGATAGGTTTCTCAACATGAGCAACGCTTTTAACGAAGATTGGATCGTAAATGGCATCAACAAAGAATGTGGATGAAACAGAGTTGCCAGATGTTGTGTAGCTCCTGCGGCCAGTTGTCGATGGAAGATTGATGGCATTGGCAGCCGTGTCGTAAAGCTCGAAAGAATTATTATTAATTCTGCGAACATAGTAGTTCGTATTTGCAAGCAATCCATTCGGAAGAACATCTCCAGTATTTGCTCTCGCCACCAGTTGAGTTCCAGTCTCGTAAAGCGACGATGTAGCAACGATGCTTGTAGATGGCTGGACATTGACGCTACGAATGATGTCTAGGCTCAACTGACCAATTCCTGTGCTTGTAAGGACAACTGGAGATGATCCACTATAAACACGGACAGAATCTCCAATAATCTTGATATTGTAGTCAGTCGATGCAAGAAGAGGAGTTGGCAATGTTCCAGAAGTTGAAAATTGGACAACCTCATCTTCACTCAAGTATGCCGTATTGATTGGCTTGATTAAGTTAGAATCAACAGATGGTGAAACTTGAGTCCGAATTGCGTAATATGTCTGCCCAGTTCCAAACGAATCAATATTAATAAGAGTCGTTAAACCAACATTTGAATATGCTTTAGCAAGAGATGTTGATATAATGCTCAAATATGCTGGAGTTACACCATTATCAATAGATGGAGTAGTTGTTGGAAGCGAGTAGTCGGTTCCAAAGTAAATTTGTTGACCAGTTGATAGGCTTGTAAAATCACCTAGCCAGTTATTTGTGAAATCAACTCCAAACGAACGAGAAAGGACAACATAAAATGTTCCAGTTGGAGCTGAAGTAATATTTACATCACTAAAATCTGCATTCTTTACTGTAAATGTTCCAGTAAGCGTGTTAAGTGGCGTTTCTGCACGATATGCAGTTCCAGAAACAAGTGGAGATGGCAGTGATCCAGTAGAAGAAAAATTTACAAATACGCCAGTTGATGGAGTTATCGTAACTGTTGGAACAGATGTATACCCAGTTCCAGATGTTATTAGATTAAGTCCAGTAACAACTCCTGCACTTACATTGGCGGTTGCAGTTGCACCACTTCCGTTTCCTCCAGTAATTTTAACTTGAGGAGCTTCGGTATATCCAGAACCTCCAGAAATAAGAGTGAAATGCGATACAAATGATGTGGTTATATTTGCGGTTGCTACGGCTTGACTTCCAGCCTTCAACGCGCAAGTCATTGTTCCAGTTGCTGGGCGAGAAAATACACTAATAGTTCCAGTTGCGGGACTTAAAAGCCCACTTTGAACTGTATATGTAAATGTATTTGTCGCTGGTCCAGCAGTTGAAATTGTTACTTGACCATTATATTCTGTTGGAACTGCTCCAGTAATAAGAACGCTCTGGCCATTGCTAAATCCGTGATTGATTGTGGTTGTTACTGTCGCCGTTGTTCCTACGCTTGTAATAGAAGTTACGGCAACATCATATCCAACAGCAGCATTTAAGCTATATGTAAATGTATTAGAACCAGTTACAGTTACAATATATGTTCCATTGTATCCAGTCGGTGTAGCTCCAGAAATAGTAACTTCATTTCCGCTTGTAAATCCATGTGGATTTAAAGTCGCGCAAGTTGCTGTAGTTCCAGAAGATGTAAGACTGGTTATTGAAATTGATGGATTTACTGGAGGAGGATCAATTGTAATCGAGGGAGGGGCTGAATATCCAAGGCCCGGATTCGTGATTACAATTCCAGTAATCGTATTATTAATAGCACTGCGAACAGCATATCCAGTCGCTGTTACTGGAGTAATAGGGCTTCCAACTGGTGGGGTTGGTGGAGCAGAGAATGTTATATTGGGAGTCGTTGTATATCCACCACCAGCGGCAGTAATATTCACTTCAGTCACAGAACCAACAACAACAGCTTGGAAATTTGCTCCAGAACCAGATGGTGTTCCAATAGAAAGTCCTTGGGCCGTGATTTGACTTGTTGTTCCAACTGTGGATGTTGCTTGAATCAGCTTAACAAGAGAGTTTGTCCCTGCACCAGCAGTAATTAGCTTAATCGGATTAACAAAGTTTGTCGGGGATGATGCAATTGCATCGGCTTGATTTTCATGCAGTGAAACAGAAAAGTCATCAATGACATTTACAAAGTAATTCTGATTGGCAATCAATGGCTGCGGCAATGTTCCACCAGATGTGAATGCTTGAACTTGGTCGCCATCATTAAAATAATGTTTGACAGAAAAAACCAGCTTTGTTTCTGGAACAATTTCCTTACGAATATCAATGTCTATTGGACTTGTTGAACCAGTAGTATAAATTGGATTCGTGTTATTCTGAGCATCAGAAAGACTCGAAAATATGTTCAGATGAGTTGAATCAATTGGTTGAGCAAAGTATGTCTTGTCTGCTTCTAGTGGCGCGGGAAGAGGAGTATTTGGAAATACAACTTCATTTGGAGAGTTAATTGCAAATGTTGGAGCAGATGCAAATTCCATTGAAGTTACTACGCTTGCATTCCTGCGATCTTGCAACTGCATTGACCCAAATCCGACAATAGATTGCAATGAGATTGGATATTGCAATGCTTGTGCATTTAAAGAATCATTGAATAACTGAACAGTATATGCGTCAATTACTCCAATATAATATGTCTGACCATCACTCAGCGGAATCGGAATAGTGCCAGAAATAAGTCTAGCAGACATTCCTTGGCCCGATGAAAGACCATGAGGAGTTGTAGTCGTAAAATTTTTAATAGGAGTGATAGAAACATTGCGTGTTGCAATTGTCGCATCATCAGGCGCAATCGTGCCGTATTGGAAATCTTGCTGTGAATGAATCGGAATCAATATTCCATCAACACCAGCCCCATTTGGCATCTGTGAGCGAAGATTACGATTATTCTGATCAAGACCAAGAACGCGAATCTTCTTACCAACATCATTGTTACTTTCAGCTACAGCAATAAGCTGTGAAGGTTGAATGATGTCCATGAGTGTCGCAACATATCCGCGATCATCCCAAGCCCATTCAACGGAATTAAACATTCCGCCTTTATTTACATGGTATTGAAATAAACGATTGCGGAAGTATGTAGGAGAACCATCAATGTTTACAGCTAGAGGAACATCAACGCCTCGCGGAAGCGCAAGGCTGCAACGATCCCAGCCAGTGCATACATCAACTTCAGCCGTTGCGTGAGTCCAATGACCAGATTCAAGTAGAGTCTGGACGGCTTGCTGAATTTTACGAAAGACTTTATTTTCGTCTGTCGTTCCTAAAATTTCAGCGCATTCATCGAAGATTTGCGAGACAAACATGGCGCGACATTATCGCATCGAACCTTCTGCCGCAAGTGATTTAAGAAACTCTTCGTCTTCAGCGGTTGCAACAGCCTCTGGAGCCATTTCTTCGGCAACAGCAGCGGCTTCGCCACCTTTTTGAGCATCAACTTCTGCCTTGAGTGTTTCAAGACCAGACTGGAGTTGGCTAACAAGTGTGTAGATAGAATCAAAAGCATCAGATGGCATTTGAACCATAACCTTGCCACCAGCAGGAGGAGCCATGTCAGGAGTTGGTGCGGCCATTTCCCCCGGCATCGCTTCTGGTGTTGGAGTTGGAGCCTCAGTTGGAGGCATTGTTTTATCAGCCATAAAATTAATCTTCGTATTCTTCTTCGGTTTCTTCCTCTTCACCCTCGGCTTCTTTCAGGCCTTTTTCGATAGCGTCCTCATCATCCTCTTCTTCCTCCATCATTGGCTCCATCTTGGATTTGCCATTGGATTTGATGCCGTGGATTTCAAGTTCTACGCAATAGCATTTCTTTTCTTCGCCATCACGCATCACAGTTTCCTTCTTTTCCATGACCTTTTTGAAGTGAATGACAGCAGTTCCCTCTTTCGGAAAATCCATCAACTCTTTAGCATTGCTAAAATAGAGAGAAGGATAGTGAACAGAGGCGGGTTCGCGCTCAATTTCAATAGCCGTCATTGGCTTCATTTCTTCGCCAAGGTCAACAAAGCCATCTGGCAAACTTACTTTTTGGGATGTGTATGGCATATTAATAATTTAGCAATCTACAGCATCTGCGAACTCTGGCAAGGTTTTTAGATGGAGATACGCTTGTTTGATGAAGTTGTCTCCGTCAAGAGATGGAGTAAATTGATACGAAGATGAAGAAATAAATTCTTTATTTTTATCTTTTAGGAAAGATAAAGAACATGAAATTTTATTTTTATCTCCAGATATATTTGTTATTTTTATATAGGAATTTTCAAAAATAGAAAATTCTTCAAAATTATTTTTAAGTTGGATTGTTTTTTTTAGTGCCATATTTTTTTTTCTAATTTATATCATTCTAACAATTCCCTCTACTGGTATCATTGTTCCAGATGGGTTATTAAATTGACCTATTGTTAATCTACATAATTGTCCACTGCCTCCAAATCCGCTAATTGATACTGTTTTACTTGATGGGTTGTTATCAAGAACAACCACATTACCATAAGTTCTTCCAGCAATTAAATGAGTTCCTGTAGAATCTTGTATTTTTAATGAAAAAACAAGCATCGAATGTGATTGGAAATATATTTGAGTATCTATTTCAATATTAAAGTTTATTCCAGATGTTTTATTATATTCACAAAATGGTATTGCGTTTGTTATTTGTCCTTGCTTTCCTAAAAATGGTAAATGTGTTGGAGTGTCAACGCTACTAATTGATAAACATTCAGTATTTCCAGTTGCTGGATTGTATGCGTGAACTGGATATTGAAGTTGAATTGAGTTGTTTGGAATAATAATTCCTGTTGGATATGGAACTCCAGCATTAGCATTTCCTGCAACTCTAATTGGTTTTAGGATAACTTTAATGGAACTTAAATTATCAGTTATCCATACTGTATTGGTTGTATTGTAAAAATAATTACTTGAGATTTCTCCAGAAATAAGTCTCTGACCTTTAATACAAGTCAATTGCCCCAAAAAAGAGCATCCATTTATTATTGTATCATTTTTATTTATGTTATCTGCAAATTCAATTGCAGTTCCTGTTAGATTTTCAAAATAACAACCAATGAATGAAAGGCCACCTGTTTCACCTAATATCTTGAATCCATCAATTCCTCCTTCTGCCGAGCAATTTTTGAAAATCATTCCATAGCTTCCTCCTGATACTTTGTAAGCTATATCTCTGTCAACAACGCTAATATTTGTGGCATTTATTATATTTACTGCTCTTGTAAATTCAATAGCTGGAATTGTGCTTACATTTGCAAACCCACCGCGACTAACAATATTTTCAAAATTAGAATAAAAACAACTATCCAAAAACATGGATTGTCTACAATCTACAAAAGTGCAATTTTTGACATACGACTGCTCATTGAAATTTTGGAATTTTAATCCTGTTTTGAACTTGATAAATCTAATATTTTCAATTCCCGATGCTTGAACCCTTTGCGTTTCGTAAGGAGTTCCTATATTAGATATGACATTACCGCCGCTAATGTATCCAGTTTCAATACAATTATTATCTGCATTAGAGTAACCATTTCCAATAAATGTTGAGTTATTTCCACTTAAAATTATTGCATTTGGCAACAATAATGTGCCTTGAATTCTATAAATATTACTTGGGAAATAAACAATTCTTGGTTTTGTATAATATGTTATTGGCGTAGCGTCAGGGCCAATTGTCCATATACTGTCTTGAACATTTGAAGACGCATAATTTATAGCAGCTTGAATCGCAGCAGTATCATCCGCAACACCATTACCAACCGCACCAAAGTCCTTCACATTCACCACATCTGAAAACCGATTTGCCAATGTCCTTGCCGTAGTCGATCCAGTTGCCGTGACGCTGGAACTATTTAGCCCTACAAAGCTATTTGCCGTGACTACGCCAGCGTTGTTCACAGTCATCTGGTCTACGCCACCTACCCCGATGATTGCCTGTGTTCCGTCTGTGGATGCTTTAATGTTTGCGCTCATATAATGTTAGTGAATAATTACCGAAACTTCGGCGTTGCCGTTTTCAAGAATTTTATTAACTCTTCCTACAGCAAGTTTATATTCTTCAAATGTAGGGTTAGATACAAATTTCCCAATAATTTTACCATCTTCGTCTTTATCAGCAATGATGTATCCACCAGCAGTTGCTCCTGTTACATTGACTGGAACTTTACCAGAATATGCTATACGATCAACTTGTTTTCGTTTTAGTTCAAGTTTTTCCTCAAATTCAGCAAATAACTTATTGAAGTTGGATTCTTTTTCAGTCCACTCCTCATCAGTATCTCCTTTAACCTTAATTACCTCTTCATATTTTGCTGGTTGAATGCAAATTTCACCTTCATAAATTGCATCAGATACTTTTACAACTTCTTTTTCTTCTACAATACGAGCAGGTTTTTGAGGAGCAACTTCATCACTACCCCATACATCTCCTCCAACAAAACTTGGGTTTGTAGATTTGATTGCAAATCGAATTGCTTCATCAAATGTAAGAGTCAATTTACCATTCGATTTAAATCCTACGATTGATCCTTTTTCAATCACAAGACCATCGTTGTATTCATACTCTGCATAGTCAGCACCAGAAGCATTTAATGTTCCAGCAGCATTTAATGACCTGCTGGTAACGCCCATTTGTCCAATTTTTACAACAGCATTTGCAGCGTTTGGCGATCCAGTATTTCCTCCTTCATAGATTTTAACGCCTTGTCCTATTCCTGTTCCTTTAAATTCATGCGTCAATGCTCCAACGGATGAAGCATTTGTTTCAAATTGAAATGGATTAATTCCATAAAATTTAAAAACAGTTGTTCCAATGCCTCCATCAAAATATCCTTTTGGCGAGCCTAAGTAATCAAGAAAATTAATAGTCCCCTCAAAAATAGATGCTTTTGCGGCTAAATTAGGAAATCCAACAATAAAATCCGCTGAAGAATCACCTCCAACATAATCACTAATTTTTGTATAAAAACCAAAATCAGTTGGATTTGACACTGGCGTGTAATTTAGATTTTGAGTATTAATCAATCCTTTTGCGACTCCACCACCAGTAGATTGAGTTACTGCATAATCTATGCTGCTACGGAACTCTCCTCGTATAGTAATATTATCAAATAATTGATATGCAGATGTTGATGTAACTGTTGGATTTGGTGTGTCTTGCCAATACCCAAAACGAAGAGATGATGATCCTGACGCACATTGAGTATCATCAATATTTACAACAATATTTTGTAGTTTGGCAGGTATTGGTTGAGTTGAAGGGTCGTGTTGTGTTTCAATAGCAACATGATGATTTGGAGATGTATTGCCAATAATTACCGCTTTTACATTAATATTGGTTGTATCATTTTTGTATGCTTTAATTAAGCAATCTGTAGCTGTATCACCAGCAATAGATATATAACTAACATTATGATTTGTTACACCATAAGGGAAATACGATCTAATAAAATTCGTTGTTCTAAAATTAACAGCAGTTAAATTGTCCCCGTTTTCTTGACAATTTAACCCGTAATAACCGTTGAAACAAAATACATTTTCAAAATAGATATTTCTTACACGATTTGAATTTACATAATTTGTAATACAACGAAGTGCAGTATATACATTTTGCAATCTGCAATTTTTAACAGAAATAGATTCCGAATCTCTTGTTGTAGATGATAAATCAAAGCAAGAAATTGAATATGTATTTACGACACCTACTGTTCGTGAAAAAATTCCAGTAATATCAAACCCTTCGAAATTAATTCTACGGCATCCATTCAAATGAAACAAACAAACAGCATTACCTAATATTCCTCCTCCTCCTGTTGGAGTAGAACTCAATATCGCTCCATATCCAACAAAATCCAATCCATCTGCATTTTCAATTGGAAAATGACAAGTAAACCCATTATACAATGATGTTGCAGTTAATTTATATGTTCCAGCAGGAAATAAAATAACTGATCCACCTTTTGATTTAGCAAAAGTAATGGCATCATTGATTGCCGTAACACAATCGGTTGCTCCTGTATTATCAGCTCCAAAATCCAAAACATTCACCACATCAGAAAAGCGATTTGCCAACGAGCGCGCAGTCGCGCTTCCTGTAGATTTAACAAGTCCATTGATATTACCGCTTGCATCTACACTCAACACATCCTGTGTAGTAGCTCCAGAATTGCCCCGTGCCAGCTTAATCGTGCCGTCTGGTGACGATGGGACTGCCAGCGTGAAGTTCTGCGTTGCTGTTCCTGATTGCCCGATTTGGACTGCGTTTGCTTTGATGAGACTCATACGATTGTATATGTGCTGCCTGCTGGCACTGTTAGTGTGACTCCAGAATTTACTGTGATTGGCCCTGCTGACATTGCGTTTCGGCCAGAAGTAATAGTGTAGTTTGTTGTCATTACAATGTCATTTTCAAAAAATAATTTATCTGGCCCTCCTCCTACTGGCATACTTAATCCAGTTGCGCCTGTAGCACCGATTTGTCCAGTAGGGCCAGTAGCTCCTGTTGGTCCTCCAGATGGCCCAGTAGCACCGATTGGCCCAGTAGCACCGATTGGGCCTACTGGACCTGTTGCCCCAATAAATCCACCAATATTCCCAACGCGAATAATATAACAAAGCAATCCTTCTCCTTCTTCGCGTGGGATTCCAGCGATAGTGGCTGGTGAAGTTACAGGGTCGCAAGGAATATCCCACACCACGCGACCATTTACGATTGTCTTATTAATCGTTCCGTAAAGAGCATAAACAAGATTATCAATCAACGAAGGAACTGACTCAGACGAAATAGAAGGATATGGAATCTCTGGACAGCAAGTGCTGGAATAAGTTGAGCTATTGCAATTGCAGGACATAAGATTCGTTGTTTTTACTTTATTTAAAATTTAAGTCAAACATTTTCACACAACTGTCCAAACCCCACCCGCAGGAACTGTAACTATTACGCCGGGAGCGACTGTGATTGGCCCAAAGCTACCAGCATTTTGTGATACTGGAATTGTGTAAGAAGTATTTACTGTTTGACCATTCAAAAAGAAAATTGCATCCGTTCCTGCGCCAGTTGCGCCGCCACCTCCAGCGCCAGTTGCTCCAGTAGGGCCAGTAGCTCCAGTAGAACCGATTCCAGTTGCTCCTTGGATGCCTTGAACGCCTTGAGGCCCGGTTGCCCCAGTTGTTCCCTGAATCCCTGTTGATCCTGTTACACCTGTCGCGCCAGTCGCTCCTTGTCCTCCAGTAACACCAGTTGCACCTGTGCTGCCTTGGATGCCTTGAACGCCTTGAGGCCCGGTTGCCCCAGTTGCGCCAGCCGGTCCCGGTGCGCCAGACAATGCTACATTCCAGCTTGAAAATGTTCCTGACCCAGTAATTGAAGTAACATTTACAACCAATGCTCCAGTCAAGCTATTGTAACTTGTAATAGTTCCTTCCATTTTGTCAGTAGAACTATTAGCAATAATGACACTTTGACCAATACTCAGTGCAAGTCCAGTTGCTACTGTCAAAGATTTCGTTCCTAAAGCAATTGTCAATGAGGTTGAAGATGATGTTGTATACTTATCTCCAGCAACGCCAGTTGCACCTGTTGCTCCTGTGGAACCCTGTCCTCCGACAACCCCAGTTGCGCCTTGTATTCCTTGGATACCAGTAGCTCCTGTTGCTCCTGTAGTTCCTGTAGTTCCTGTTAATCCTTGTGGACCAGTTGCCCCAGTGCTTCCGCTAAGTCCAGTGGCTCCAGCCAGTCCAGTTGCGCCAGTCGCGCCAGTCGCGCCATGCGGCCCACTAGCACCTGTTGCACCAAATCCAGTAGCTCCCGTTGCTCCAGTAGGGCCACCAGATGGTCCTGTTGCTCCAGAGGGTCCAGTTGCGCCAATACCTCCATCTCCAGACAATGCGATTTCCCAATCAGAAAAAGTTCCAGAACCTTGAATCTTGTCTATGTAAATAGTAACAAAATTATCTGCAACTTGAATAGCAGTTCCTTCAATCCAATCATAAGGATAGGCTGAATTAGCTACAGCCCGAAGCCTAGAACCATAAGTCCATCCAATATCAGCAGAAGAATAAAAGAATGTTTTTGTTCCAACTTGAATAGGATGAGTTGTTGAGCTTTGGCGAGTAATTACTGGAGAAATACCTGTTGCCCCAGTTGCGCCAACTCCAGTAGCTCCTGTTGCGCCGAGTCCACCAGTCGCGCCAACTCCACCAGTCGCACCAGTCGCGCCAAATCCAGTTGCTCCAGTAGAACCAGTAAGACCTTGCGTTCCGATTCCACTTGCCCCCATTGGCCCTGTAGAGCCAGTCGCTCCCTGAATCCCAACTCCAGTTGCGCCTTGCAATCCAGTCGATCCAGTGGCTCCAGACGCTCCAATGCCAGTAGCTCCTGTAGCTCCAACATAAGGCCAATTACAATCATGGACATTTAATGGGGCGCAACCGCACCCAGAAGAACTTTGAGAACTAGGAATCCAATTGTATTTAGCCATAAATGATAGTCTTTTACTTGTTACAAAAACAAGTTGTCAAAACATATCAAGAAATCTGTTGCATTTCTTCGTAACTCTCCGCCAAAAGCGTCCCCATGTCTTCGACTGCTTCCTCCTCAAGGTCGGGAAACCTCGCATGAAGCAATTCATGGCATAGAACATTTAACATTGACCTTTCGCATTTTGGATTGATGAAAATAGTTCTACTTGAGTAGTCACAAATTCCATCGTTATCGACTCCGTTTGTCTTTCCTGCGTGACCCAATCGTATCTTCCATGACTTTCCGTTGATTGTCTTTTTGATTATTTTCTTTTTCATGGAATTTGTAGTGAGGAATCCTCATTATACGATCTCTTTTAATCAAGAACTTCTTCTCTGTAACATATCCAAGTTCTTTTCCAGTTTTTATTTTCTTCTGGACATTACTTATAGTCACTCCCCACATTTTTGTTAATTCAATAGCGGAATACCAGCCGTCAGGAATTACATCCAATGGCATAGATTCTTGCTGGATGATTTTTAAGAAATCATTTGGTGTCATGGCAACCTCCAAGGCTGATTTGCCTCGCGGGTTGTAATGTGAATGCAAGATTGCTTTAGTTCCTCGCAATACTCACCCCACAAAAATCCCTGCTGCCATGCCAGCGTAGCTCTGCGCCCTTTCGCATACTCCATTGCTGACCTATTTGTGAGGGAGCCAATGTTGTATCCAGTTCCGCCAACAAGGTTGCGGCCAGACTGCATAGATACTTTATGACTATGCCCAAATACAACCTTGCGCCTAGTGCTATTGCAGAATGCCTCAGCCGTGTCACGCGCAGCCATTTCATTGAACAATACTCCGTGCTGGAATCCGATGTCTGCAATGTCAAACATTTGGAATACTCCATCCCAAGGGATGAGTGGAGCGCGAAGTTTTTTGCAACACTCGCTAATCGCTTCAACGATCTTGTATGCAGCATGAGCAACAACAGCATTATTGCTTCCTTGCAGCCTCCATGCGCGATCTTCGTGATTGCCACAAAGAACGATGTTTGCTTTCAGCATCTTTAGGTGCATCAAGCCTGTGTCAATGTCTGGAATCAGAGGCTCTGCTTCACTTGAACCTTTTGCTCCAGCCATTAGGGCTGTTAAGTCCACAAAGTCTCCTAGATGAATAGTGGTATGTGGCTTGAAGTCACTTTGAAATTTCAAAACACTATTTAGTGCTTCCTTATCGCAGTATTTCGCGTGTGAGCAAGACACAGCTAGTATCCGCTTCCACTTGTGGGTGATGTTAGCCATTTATTTATTGATGGAGCCGCTTGGATTAATACGAATTAAATCTTTTACAAGAGTTTTTTTTCTTACTTTTCTCCAAACGCCATCACCAGACTCTGAATCTCGCTCGCCTTTCCCATTAGTATTGCCTTCTATCGTCTCAAGCCAAACACCATTGTCACTGACAACAAAACCAACATGAGAGAAATCAAATGTTACAATATCTCCTAGTTTCGCTCTGTCTTTTTCAGAAAAAATACGAGTTGTATTCGGACGCTTTTTTGCCCACGCAGTTAAGCCATAAGCAAGCGCAGTTTTTGGTCGCCACTCTTCGGGGGTTCTGTTTTTCAGATTGAGCCATTTAACAACTTGAGAATCTTCAAGCCATTCCTTGATGCACCAATCCGTAAAGGCAGCGCACCAAGGCCAAGCCCCCGGAGCAAGGTCTGTTGCGGTTTGATATTCACGGATTTTATCTCCGCGATTATTTCCGCCAATTTCTCTAACGCCAACTTGCGATTCCGCAATGGCAATTAGTTTTTCTAACATTTATTTTTTGTCTTTGCGGATGATGTTGATGAGTCCAACGAGGCTCAACCCAGCAGCCAAAATTCCTTCTTGCAAGGATGGATCAAGTTTTACGCCAAGAGCAGTTGCTACCAAAATAATTCCACGCCAAGTGCTATTTTCGCTGAGTCGTTCAAGAACTGTATTTACGATTTTCATATTATTTGTCTTTTATTGTTTTTGAGAAGTGTTCCCAAGCATACATCACACTTGGGTCTTCTGCTGGTTTATCTTCTTTTGGTTTATCTGGGTCGATGTATGGGATGTATGATGCCGACAGTTTTAATTGAACTGAACCGAGTTTACCTTGATTCTGTCCTGCTGGCGGTATTGGAATATTGACGCATGAATTAAGCGCAAACGCAAGCAGAATTATTCCAAGCGATTTCACTTGTTTTTATATTTTTTCAGCTTTGCAAGCATCACATAGATTGAAACCCATGCGGCAATAATCGCACTCAGAGAGGCTAGGATACGGAACCAAATGTCAAGTTCTGGGAGCATAGATACTGCAACTGCAAGCACGCTATAGATCGTGCCAGCATACCCCGTTCCATGTGAAAATCCGCTATCTGAGTTCATTGTTAATTTAGTTTATTAGGAATTACTGCATTGAATCTTGTTGAGGTAACAACTCCATTTGTATAGATGATATTTGCATAAGCAAAGAGATATTTAGCGTTATCCGCTACTGGCATTGAGCCAATCCATGTGCGCCCATCGTTCGTTGTTGCTACGCTAGACCAGACACGATCCATATTAAATGGCTGAACTTCAGCTTTCCAGAACTCAACAGAAGAAATTGTCAGTGATGTGTCTGGTTGGACATTGAATTGACAAGTTCCCGAAACTTTTGACAGCCATGATGCAGGTCGCTTCGGCCAAGTAATAGCAGAACCAAGAACATACTTGTTAAGCCAAAGAAGCTCGTTGCCTACATTGATAACGACATCGTGCATTTTATTCGCATCGTGCGAGAAGTCCCAAGGAACTCCAGTTGGTATCTTATCAAAAGTATCGTCTACTCTATCGTGTCCTCCGTGATGATCCGCTGATCCGTTGATAAGAAGAATTGGAATCTTTGTATACTTTGCCGTTGCTTCTGCCGTAGGTGCATTCAGATAAATTTTTTCACCAGTCGTAAAAGCGGGATATACTGTTGCTGGTAGTTTATATTTCCAAAGATTTTTGTCTCTGTAATAAACATTCCATCCATTGCCAAACCAAGACACAATAGCTTTTATGCGAGTGTCCATCGACATATTCCACGCAATAGTGCCTCCGTAGCTATGTCCACGCATACCGATTTGATTAACATTTAT